CGTTATCCCGGATGGATTGGCCGCATCGGCATCGCCATCGAAATTATCTTGATCCCAGCTTGCTTGGGCCACCTTGTTTTCGACCGTCGAACCGCTGTCGTGTGTTCTCAATATCAAATTGATCGTACCGGCATCGCTCTGAAGCAATACTCCATTGGTTGCTGTGTTGTAGCCCATCTCCCGGACGCACCCGGTCTTAGTGCCGCTCGCAAGCTCCAGCACCCCCGTCATATTTATGAATTGCGACTTACCGGGCTGGTACGGGAAGTGCTGATAGGTTTGACGAATCCGCTCGCCAGCCGTGGTGTCGGTCGAGGTGAAATCGGTATAGGGCTTGTCCAGCGTCGGCGCGCTGAGCGCCATGGTCCCGCTCACGAGGCTATTCTGCCAGAACAGGGCCTGCTGGTCGGCCATGATGAGCTTGCTGTCGAAAATCGTCTCGGGCTCGGAAACCCGCCATCGACCGAACGCATCACATGACGGGCCATCACCGGCATTGATCAGCACATGCTGGAGTTTAGCCAGCACACCGCCGACAGCACGCTCGGTCGCGGCGTAAATATCGCCTGTCCCGGGGAGTGTGGTGTTCGGATCAAGCGCCATCAGCTCCATTCCCCACGGGTGAACGTCGTCCCGTCAGACGAGATTGCCGAAGTCGCAATATCCCCATCGTCGGCGTCGTTGCGCAATGTCTTGGTCGTCGATGTCTGGGTGCCCTTGTTGCGAGCAAGAGCCATGAGCCAGCCGAGTTTGTCTACGATAGTCGCCGTAGCGGCAGGAACGCTCGAAGGTTCAGCATCAGTGGTTGTTCTTAGAGCCGTGTCCACCTCGGCGTTGATGTTGGCGAGCGAAAGAGTATCAGGGATTTTGGTACCATCAAGGCTGTTGGAATCGTCGTAGATGGCCCGGATCATTTCCGACAAGCTAACCCCACTTGCCGGTGCGGCCGCGGCCTTGAGTGTCACGACACCCGGTGCACCAACCAGAATGTTGATCAGTTGCTTGATGTACTGCATCACTGTATCGCCAGTGGTCACCTCATCGGCCGCTGCGCCGTCATTCAACGCGCCGAGGACGTTCGCAAGAGCAAAGCCAGTCGCCGTGACCCACTCCGCATCACCACGGTCCCTAATGGCTTGCAAACTATCGGTGGATGGAACGAAGGTGGACCAGTCCTCGGTCGCGCTCACGAGGTGCGCCATGATCGAACCGTTGACCGGATCGTCACCATCAGCCTGGGCAACCAGATGGTCGAGCTTTTGAACCACAAGCGCATCATTGGCCTCGGACTCGACCTCACTCTTCATCCCCGTGCTCATACCACCGAGGTCTGTTAGGCCAGCACCGGCCGCACCGATGACGGCGGTATCTGACTTGATCGCCGCCACTTGCGTATCGGGAGCCGCACCGGACGCAAAGAACCACGTATAGGTGTCCTCCTCGACCACCTGAAATTCGGCCCACGCCGACAAGGCCCCGGCCACGTCAACACTGGCCTGCAACCGCCCCACAGTATCGGTATCGGTCGCGTCCAAGGTGATGGCATACCATCCCGCCTCGTCATGCGTACCGCCACCCGAATTCTTTGCCGCCATATTGCCACCGTTCTTGGACAGGCGGATATCGGTGTTGGCGATAGTCAGACCGGTCTCGGCCGTCTTGCCGTCCGTATCGTCTATGAACGGGCCTATGAGGACACTTTGAGAGGCCGTGGATTGCTTTAGATACAGCATCTAGGCGGCCCTCATGGAACGATAGTGCTTGTCGAAGATAGGGAGTGTCACACCCCCCGCCGCTACCGCGAACACCACCCCCGCCTCATCGAACATGCGGAACGGGCCGAAGGGGTCGCGATGTAAGGCTAACACTTGAGAAAACGGCAATAGCTTTGGATGAACAGATATATAATATATTTGTCCATTGACTTCCTTCTCAACAGTACCGCGATTATTTCGCGCACCAAATGTTAGGTCAAAGCCAAAATCTGCAAAATTACTGCCATCGCCCGATTGAGCATAAGTAAGCGCTCTTGCCGCACCAGTTTTGTGCAAGTCGTAATACATCGTAACGGCGCTGGCCCCAAGAGACTTCTTGCCCAGTATTGTTATTATATGCGGTTCTCCATCCGTCAAGTCCGACTCCGCTGTCGTTAGTCTAACACTTAATTGGCTGCCTCCTTCGTCACGCATGAATACCCTGATTTTTCCGTCAACGTTTTCATTTAAGGCTACACCCCAAGCAGTAACTGACCCAGTATTAAATACCCCTAAAATGTTTTGTGTCGCTGTTGAGGTGGTTTGAAAATAACAAGTAAGCGACCATTCTTTTATAAGATTGGCGGTATTTGCTCGTAATGGGTGGGCAAAGTAATCCCCGGAACCATCAAAGTTCATGGCCTGACCAAGCCTGCTTCCCACAAGCGAGGGTGTTCCACTCTTTGCTAATAGCGCTCTTTGCCCAAAATCATAAAAACTCCACCAAGGAAGGAAATAGAAGGTAGGCCAAAACCACCCCCACTCCGGTGCGACCAGGGCGGGCTGTAGCGCCCACATCGGCGGCTTGATAAGGGATGGGTAGCCCATCAGGCGCTCACGCCGTCCTTGTCGTAGGTAAGTCGCACCGTGGGACTGTCGGTTGGGGTGCCTGTCACACGCGCCATTACCAAAACGACGGGATATCCCATGACGGTCGACGCTTGGGCAAGGTTCACATCTTCTGCGGGATCGGCAAGATCAATCAAGAACTGGTTAATGACCGCAAGGGAATAAAGATCGTATGTCTCGCTGGTCTCTGGAGCATCGCTAAGAGCATGGTCCAAGACAATGGAGTCGTCAGAAGCGGCAGAACTCGTAATCAACCGCACCTCGGCAATCTCGCCGCCTGTCGTCATGACGAAGTAGCGGCCTGTTAGATCATCATCAGCCGTTTGAGCATCCGGGAAACCCGCCGCTGTATCCAGCGAGATATTCGAGGCATCCGTGACAACATCGGGGGTATTGCCCGAGGATATCTGGTGGCCACCTAATACCTGTATTTCCACCTCATCCGTGCCAGCACCATCCCAGTCGATGTTAATCACAGAAGACAAAAGCTCGCGGGGATTCAGCGTAATGAAGATGGCTGCACCGCTGGTCGTGAACGCCTCGAAATTCCCATCTGCTGCAAGATCTTCAGATATTACTTTCCCTGCCCAGGCCATCAGTTAGCCCTCGCTGCCGTTACAAGCCGGGGCCAGACCGGAGAAGGAAAATCAGGATCCGCGTCCTGCAATTCCTGCGCCCGCGTGATGCTCTCGACCCGCGCCACTTTCAATGCGGTGATGGTGGCACTGCCGCCGCCGAAAATGCTGGTGAACCGGACTGCCTCGCGGCCGAAGGGATTGACCTCGCCCATGTGCAGGATGTTCCAAACCTCTTGCTGATCTGCCGTCGAAAGAGCAGCCCAACCAGCCTGATCCACAGCATTGTAAACCTCGCTGGCCGTCAGGCTGGCACGGTCACGCGTGCGCGTGTCGGGAGACGGATAGATGCTGTTCAAGTCGTCGGCCGCCTCCTGGTCCGACATAGCGTCGTAGCCACGTCCCAGCGGATCGGTGGCGAGTTCGGTTTTGAGGTCAGCCATTGGGCATAGCCGCTTTCATGCGCGCCACCATCTGATTTGCCACATGCTTGGCCTCCACAGCCGCCTTCTGGGCCTTCTCAGTCCGTTTCTCGCGTGCGCCAATGGTTTCCTCACGCTTGACGACATCGGCCTCCAGCGCCTTCAGGGCCTCGTCACGGACCGCCAGACTGTTCTTGGCTTTCCGCCACTCCATCTCGATCTCCGCCTCACGATCGTTTAGCTTGGCGCGCTCTTCCTTCCTAGTCAGAGCCCATGCCTTCAAACCGGCGACCAGTTTCTCTTCGCGCTCGGCATAGTCATGCTCCGCGCGCCTGGCCCAAAGCTCGGCCTCCTCATGTTTCTTCTCGATATCCTTGGCCTTACCGTAGACAGCAGACGCTTTCACGAAGGCCGCAATCTTGGTGTCAAGCTGCTTGATGTAGCCCTCGAAGACCTTGCGGTTATCGAGGAACCGCAGGAACGCCAGGAAGTCCTTCTGACCGTCGAAGTGTGGGATTCGGATATCCATGTTCATTCCCTCCTAGGGAACCACGCTGAGGGTGACGAAAAGCTCTCCACTTGACCAGGACCGCTCCTTGCCTGGAATAGTCGCAGGCGGTATGCCACTAGCACCTGCTGTAACGGCATCAGGCAAAACGGTCACTTTCAAAAGGACACTTTCCACCTTGTAAATGACCGAATTTGCCTCAATGTGATCATTCTCTCGAAGAGGGTAATCGGCGGTGTTCAGAGTAAATAACGTTTCTCCGGTTCCATCCAAAACACAAACTGACCGCATGATTTATCCCCTTACGTCAGCGCTGATTCCTGTTGTTCGCCATCGCTGAAGTGATTGCCCGCCGCATAATCGGTCGCATTGAAGCCGAGTGTGGCGTTGTTCTGGAAAGACGCCTTGGCGATATCAAAGTAATTGTCGATGACGACATTACCACCGCCTCCGGCATCCCTGATATCGAAGATTGTGGTAGCACTCTGCCCCACGCCCTCCTTCAGGAATACGTTGCCCCGAAAGGTGCTGTTCATCCAACCCTTGGTCGCGCCATCAGGACCGATGTGGTTGACGTTGGTCATGAACTGATTGTTTTCGACCAGCCAGTGCTGCGGAAGGTGGTGGTCGGTGTTGTCCACGCTGATCGCATAGGCGCCCGATGTCGTCATCTGGTCGAAACGGCAATTCCTGATCGTGGCGTAGGTGCTGCCACCATCGACAACGATGCCGAGTTTACCGGTCGTAAAGATGCAATTCTCGACCGTCATGAAGTCGGGCCGGTCTGTGGTTCCATCTAACGACTTGTTCATATTGATCCCCCCGGCTCCCGTGGGACAATCGAACTCGATGTCCGTGAACGTCCAGCCGCGGGATTTCAGGTCGATGATCGGGCTGGTGTGCGTAGTCGGGCCCATCCAGGTAGCAAGGCCATTGGGGCCGATCTTGAAGCCGCGCACCGTCACAAAAGCCGCATCGGCATTGGCCGGCGTGGTATAGTTGCCGGTGAAATCACCCCCGGACAACATGATCGTGTCGTAGTGTGTCACCGTGGCGAACGCCTTGGTGAGCGTCTTGAACGGGCGCCTGTTGTTGAGGCCCCTGTTCTGATCGCTGCCGTTGGTCGAATCGACAAAGTATGTCTTGCCGAACTGTCGGCCCATCAGGGGAACACCCATGCTGGACAGGCCGCTGGGGAAATTGGTTAAGTTGCCCATTAGAAGTCTCCATAGTTGCGCGCCGCAGCCGGAGCAGCCAGGGTTGGAGCCCCACGGCGCTGGATAAAGAAAACGGACGGCCCCGAAAGACCGCCCGCTAGTTCAGAGAAGAATTACGCTTAGGCGCCTGGCGAGCCGAAAATCCCCCGCCAGTCCGTCCACTTGAACGAATAACGCTCGTAGCACTTGGCCTTTTGGTTGCTTGTGTCGAAGTCGTTGTCGCGAGTGAAGCTCATGCTCTCACGCTGAAAGTGCTGCAACCCATTCGGAGCATTGGTTCTGACGAACCACGAATCGGGGTCCGTCAAATAATGATTAACCTTCGGTGGGCCGCTGAAGACCCCCGTAGCCTTTATCACGTTGATCGCATTGTTGGCGGTATCGTTCTGCAATACCGAGCTCACAATGCGGTTAGCCTCAAACCAGAGCTGACGTGGAATAATGAATTCCCTCGGCAGAAGACTGATCTTCAAGCCACGGGCGTTAGTCGCGCCCATGATCTGAATAATCAGATCCTCGATTGAGGCTTCGGACATATCCGCTGCCACGGCCAGTTCGTTCGACTGATCGCCCGAAAGTGTTGGGTGATCGGTGGCCAGCATCTCCTTGCCGTCGCCGCCGGCAAACACGGAGTTGAAGCCGCGATTATAGACGTTCGCGCCGACATTCTCCTTGGTCTGCCTCATAGAAAACGCGAGACTCGCTCCTCGACGCTTACCGACCATCTCATAGAGGTTGTCTTGAATTTCCTCATGAGAGACGATAAATCCCAGCGCATAGGCTACGTGCGTATAGCGCGACACAACGCCCTGAGTGTCGGAATCGTAAGAGACCGAGGCACCTTCCGCCTTAACCGGAGCCAAACCGAACGACGTGGTCTCCACGTCCTCTTCGTAAGACTGCGAAGAGGACAGAGTTTTGAAAAGGTCTGTGTACTCGGTCGTGTGCTCGTCGTACACGATACCCCAATGCTTGTGAATCCCAGGCCATAAGGCTTTCGGATGCGTGCCAGTGGTAATGACTGCCATCGTTCAGCCCTCCTCTATGTGCCCAAGATGCCGTCGTTAGTCTCGGCACCTTCGGGTTGCATTGCATGAGTGGAGATAACGACTTCACACTTGGCGTGAACCAGCGTGGCGTCGTTGTCTTCGCGATTGACGAAGCGCGTCAGGATCAGCTGTTTCTGCGGGTCCTGGCCTTCATCCGAACCGTTCAGCTCCGTAGCAGACAGACCCGTTGTGGTGCTGCCCGTGCCCAATAGGATGTTGAAGCTCGCTCCGACCGCTGTCGCCGTGAGAATGGTGGCTGAGTCGGCCTGGATTTCATACACGATATCCGGGTCGTCACAGACGATCGCTACGCGCTCGGTATCATCGAGCCGATACTGGTTCTCCAGAGCCGTAGGATCGGCCGCAAAACCAATAATAACACCAGAGATTCTAATGCCATCTCCGGCCGCCGCGATATTAATCTCGGGCAAAGTCCCAATGCCAAATTTCCCGGCACCAGGGACTTCAACAACTGCGGTGTTTGACGTACCGGTAACAAGCACGCAATCACCGATGAACATATTCCCGCCGGAATAAGTGGAGGGAATGAAATAGGGGTTTGCCGCCCCATTGTATGACGCCCCGTTGCGGTGCTTGATCGGTCGCAACCCAGAGGGCGTGTCAACATTTGCCATGGAAACCTCCTGGCATGAAAATAGCCGCTCGAAAGCGGCCGGTTAATGAAAGCGGCAACCCGGATCAGCGTTCGGCCGAGGTGTTCGGCCGGTAGTTAATGCCCGCATCAGGCGTATAGAACGCGCGCTGATCCTGAGCTGTCGTCTGTCTGGGTTCGCCGCGCCTAATAGCAGTGTCTATCTCATCTATTCGGCCCTGCTTTTGAGCTTGATCTTGCTCATAGAGCACTGTTGGGAGAGCCATGGCATAACCAGTCTGTGCGCCACCATAGCGAGACACACCAACATTCACTGTGTCAGCCCCCTCGCGATCCTGAACAATCTCGCCGTCGCCTCCAACAAACTGATAACCAGCATCCAAAAACAACTGAATCCGGCCCGGGTCATCTGTAACCCGGCGACCAGTCATGCCAGATGGCACTTTGAAGCTAGTTCGCGGTTCGGCAGAGCCAATCGGCTTGCGCTCTTTGCGGCCGAAGCCGTGTCTCGTCTCACTCCTAGCCTCGCGCGAAGCATCGCGATCCCCCACACTCAAATCAGAGGGATGCGGCTCCTGCGTCTTCGAAGCCCATGCCTCAACTTGCTCAGAGGTGACTTGCTCCTGAGGCTCAGGATTTTTCCTCGGTCGGCCTGGTTTCCCAGCCATGGTTCGTCTCCTTTACAATCTTCACAGCCTTACGAATCTTTGAACGAGAGACTGACCCCTCTTTCTTCGCGGTTCTAACAATTCGTTTATTCGCTGATGTAAATTTCGGCATACTCTTCTCGGCCTTCCTTGGTGTCCTCGTAGAGCCCCTGTTCAACAAACCGCTTGAACGCGCCCTGTTGAACCTCTTTTGGCACCTTTGACCATGCCGTCTTGCCGTTGCCGCCACCCCCGGGCCGGGCACCCTCGACAGCCGGAGCTTGCCGGCGCCGCTGGTTGCCGAAACGGTCGGGGAATTCCTTCTTCACCTCCGCCGTAATGCGCTTGAAGTAGGCTTCGCCGGTCAGTCCGGTACGCGCCACCTGCTTGACGATCGAGTCGGCAAAGGCCGCCATTTTGGGATCGAACCCATCATCGTTCTGGTCATACCAGGAATTATCGGGCAGCCAGGTATCATAAGCCGGATCGTTGACAGGCGCCGGTTTGGTCTCCTGCTTGGCCTCGGCCTTGACTTCCTGCTCCAAGTCTTTCATCTCGCCCTTGGCACGGCGGTAGGCATCGGGATCGCCTTCCTCCACCGCCTTGTCGGCTTTGCTCTCCAGTTCCTTGAGGGCCTTCTGATAGGCGCGCTGGTCGGCCTTGGTCAGATGGGTTCCCAAGTCCTTGATGGTCTGCCCCAGGGTGCCGATCTGCCGGTTCTGCTTGGCTATCTCGGCGCTCTGCTTGGCTATCTCGGCCTTGAGTATCTTGTCGCCACGGTCCTTCAGATATTCGTTGCGCTCGGTGAACGTCTTGGCGTCGAGCCAGGTCCCACCGCCGCTGTCATCCCACTCCTCCTCGGGCCGCCAGCCCATCTTGCGGGCTTCGGTCTCGTGCGAGTCGGCCTGCGCGTTGTCGGCCTGCTGTTGCTGGTCCTGGTTCTGGTCTTGGTCTTGCGTCTGATCTTGGGCTTCGCTCGTATCGCTCATCTCATTTCCTCATGAAAAAGCCCCGCACATCAGGCGGGGCCGTTGCTATCTTGACTGGAATATGCTAAATTATCAGTGCTGCGGCAGCGGGGAAAGCAGACCCGCTCGGTTATCGGATAAAGTTCTAGACTTTAGCCGGTCGGCATTTGGGATAGGTGAAGCCGCGACGGCGGTGATGTACGCAACGACAATTACGCCGAGCCGGAGTAGCGCCCGGCCCGCAGCATCTCATGTCAGCACCGCCAGTATCTCCTTGTCATGGACCACCCGGATCAGGTCCGTAGGATCGGCCTCGCGCGTGATGCCGGCGTACTTCGATATCATCACCCGATCGCCAAGCTCCGGCTTGCGACCTTTCCAGTCCGGCAATGTAAAGGCATTGCCCCCACAGGCCAGCAAAGTCCCCTCCGTGGCAGCCATCTGATTCCGGTCGCGGCGCTCCTGTGGGATAAAGATGCCGCCGGAGGTGACTTCCTCCTTCGGGTCGAGGCGCACCACGCACTTGAACTCGACTGGCTCGATGCCGGTGTCGTTGATGTCCTCAGGCGCCCAATCCACGGGCATTCTAGTAGCCGGAATGTCCGTCTTCACTGTCTTGAACTTCAGACTGACTCTCTTGCCCATCTCTTCCCTCTCTCATGTCGTAGAATGTCTCAATGCTCTCCAGGTCAAGGTCGGCCAAATCCTCCAGGTTCTGCAACTGAACCCGGGCCTCATCTGTCCAGTTCTCGCCGTTAGCCCACTGTTCGCGGATATGGGCCGCAAAGTCGCGCAGGTAGTGGTCAACCGCCTCGGTTACCGGATGACCCCGCCACGCTTGGAAGTCGTCTTTCGTCAATCTTGGGCGCACAGTCTCACCTCGTCCACGGCATCAATCGCCGCTATGGCCTCAACCCAATAAGTAGCCCATGCCGGCTGGATTGGATAAACAATTGCCACTGCATTGTTACCGGCAAGACAGGGATGATTTGGATGTCCAGTCGTGATCTGATCGGCGTTCACTCTCTTTGATTCACAAATTGCCTTCGCAACTTTAGTGATACGCTCCTCTTTTGGTGTTCGCGGTTCATGTGCCACACGAACAAGCCTGAAGAGTTCCTTCAATGCTACCGTGACTGCCTCATGTGCTGCTTTTGGCGACGGTAAGTTTTTTTCCTTCAATATCGGATTTGCGCTCATTTGCCTCTCTCGCATCCATGGCCTTGCCAACTTCCAATCGGCACCGCAATTGCTCGCAAGCCTCGTCGCTCATGATCTTCATCGCCTCAAGTTCGATCTTATCAGAAGCCGCTTCAGCACTGGCCAAGTTAAGAATGGTTTTGGACTGAGATTCCGCAGCCTGGGCCAGCAATTTGCGCACTTCCGCCTTAACCTTCCCGGCTTCAGCCTCAGCTTTCATGCCACCAATCTGAAGTTCCTGGGCCTTGATCTCCAGCTCTTTCTTCTTGATCTCGATCTCGTCCGCGGCCTGGGCGATGCCCGGATCGGGCGGCGGCTCATCGACCAGCAGTTCGTCGATATCCGCCACACCCACGGCACCGAAGATGCGCCGTCGCACACCCGAGGGGTCCACATAGGGGTCATCACGGTAGCCCTCCAGGAATTGCGCCTGCACCAAACGCTGGCCTTCCGTGACCATGTTGGGATCGGCCACGGGCAGGATATCCAGATCATCGAAGTTGTAGTCGTCCGGCGCGATCGCCTCGGGCTCATCCAGCAACGTGAAATACGTATCGGGCTCCAGATACAGCCTGTTGAGCCGGGCCAGCTTCTTGAATTCGGACCTGAGCGAGCGGAACAGGCGCTTGTAAATGGCGGAGAACACCTTCATGCCCTGCTCGATGCGGGCTCTTGTGCGTCCCTCGCCTTCACCCGGCGGGCCTTCGTCACCAGTCATCACGTCCTTGACCGAGGTAATGTCCCGCGCCGCCTCAATCAGCAGCCCCAAAAGCTGGAACAGGACTGGCGACGGCCCTGGCCAGTCCATCTTAACGATATTGTCCCTGATCGCACCCCCGACGGAAATAACCCGCTTGAATTCACCAGGCCGGAAACGCGAATCCCCGCCCTTGATACGCATCGCCGCGCCGATGAAGCCCCCGCCCATGTTCTGCAAAGTGCCCGCGTCCAGCATGCGGTTGATCGAGCCGTTGATGGCCTCGCTCATGGGCCTCAAGAGCGAGCCGAAGCCGATATCGTAGAAAGAGCCGTCGAAAGCCGGGATGAAGCCGAACTTGGTGAAATACTTCGCGCCCTTGATGCGGGTGACCTTGTTCCCATCCCAGGTTACGGATTCGTCATCGAAGCGCGCCACAACTCGGACCGTCTTGCCGGTCTCCTTGTGAACCATGACGATGTAGGGCTCAGGATAGCCGTCCTCGTCCAAATCCTCCAGGCGGTGCTGCTCAAGGAATTCGTGGGGGCTGTCCTCATCGTTCGGCTCGGAACCCGCCGGCTGGCCCATGTCGAACTCGATGAATCTTCCATCCCGCATGCGCTCCTCGACCTCATGGGGATAGAGGCGGGTCACATGCGTAGCGCGCGGGCAGGTATCAAGCGACTTGGTGTCGTAATGGACCACCAAATCATCGGGCAGCACGAGCTCGGAGACGTTCCGCCCAAGCGAGGGACTGAAATATGTCTTCCGGAATACACAGCCCAAGATCGGCAAGACATGCAGGAGCCGGTCGGTTTCCTCCTCCCACTCGACCATCTCATCGAGCAACTGATAGGACATATGGCGCCCGACCCGATCGGCGCGCTGCTTCTTGGCGCCGGGTGAAACTTTCCATTGCTGCTCGGGAGACTGTTGCTGGGCCTGGGGGTCTTGCTGCTCACCCATACCATTGGCAGGGGGCTGACCTATACTTTCGGGTAGGGCCCTGCCATCTTGCGAGGCAGCCTGGCCACCATTTGCACCCGGCAAACCAGGCTGCCCCTGTGACTGCTCCAGCGGCACCCCATCGTCATTGCCCCGCACCCGGCCCTTGACCACATCCGGGCCATTGATGATCGCCGGATAAGCCCTGGCGGCAAACTGGATGGCCGCGATGGTGAGCAACGGATATTTAATGTTGGCCGCTTTGGGCCAGGGAAAGTTCTTCTCCTCAACCACCTGCTTGGCCAACTTCATGGCCTCGTCGGTGGCCTCCTGCCAGTCCGAGCGGCTCTCCAAGTCAACCTGGAACTCGCGCAGCACCTTCTGCCCCAAGCGGCCCCGTTCCTCGTCGCCCATCTCCTCGGCGATGTTGTCCGAATCGATCAGCTCGTACAGACGCTTGCGGGAGGCGGCGGGCGTACGCTTGGGAGCGGATTCGCGCCAGTGGTAAGGCTTGGGGTCGCTCAGGACGGCTTTGGCAGTATTAGGCATCTAAAGTCCGTCCCTCTAATAATATAAGTTCTTGTGAAAAGTCCTTAACAAACGCTCGGGTCATCCTTTCGGCTTTCCGTTGTGCATCAACTCTCGTTAGTAATGCTTTCTCTTTGCTTCCGTCACTGGGATCAACACAGTAAGATTCAATACATGCATCCACCCAATACATTTCAATTTCATAGTAACGATGCCAAAATATGACGCGCAATAAAATTTTATCACCGACTTCTGCCTCTGATACCTGGCCAACACAGCGCCTATTTGTCTTAGACATCCCTGCACCACGTCCCCGAGTCCATTGCCAATGTGCTTTCAGCCCATCATCATCCTGATGCAGAGCATCTACACCATAGCCGCGTTGCTTAGAGTCGCGATCATCGAAAAGAAAGCCATCTTGCATTGAGATCATTCCTTGCGAACACAATCGTAGGCTCGGCATGCATCTTGCTGGTTCATGTTCAATACCCACTCACGCTGTCAGCCTGCGCAACATCCTCAAATTCCTCCGGCGCAATCTCCCGCGCCTCGCTGTCCGACAGATGAAACCATCTGCGTAGCACACGCAGTGGCGTGCCATTCTCGTAGGCCTGGCGGGCCTCAAGAATAGCTTGCGGAGTCCGATCAGAAACATCCATCACCCTTGCCAAGCCTTTCAATTGTATAGACGCAACGCCGGCGTTCAGCACCAAGAACCCGCTCTTTTTCAGCCTCCGTCCAAAGAGTTACCGAATTTTCACCAACAACCGATGGAATACGCACCCAAAGTTCATCATCAACCACCTTCATCTCCAGAATCTTCGGCATTATCTCTCTCCTCTCGCTTCACCTGATCTGCATATATTTGCCGCAGACGTTGCTTCACCTGGTCCTCAAATTCAACCCGCGCCCATAAATAGCCGTCTTCCTGAACCATCAGTTCCCGAATCTTGTATTGCATGGGCCGATATCCTTTCGTCTCTCTCGTCTCAGTACCCGCTGATGACGTTGCGGTCGTGCTCGGCTCGGTCGTCATGCCAATCATGCTGCTCTCCGTAGTCAACGACATCCGGCAGCCCCATGGCCAGATATCGGAAGGCATCGGCCCCGTGGCTGTGCTCGTCATGGCGCGGCCGGGGCTTGAAGGTGCTCATCTTCTCGTCCCACTCGGCCCGGTACTGCCGCAAGTGTTCAAGTCCGAGCTCACATTTCCCGACATCGAAATAGCACCGCGGCAACAGGTTCCGCGCCGCGTTGATCCCATCCTCGATGGGACTGCGCGGCAGGACCCGCAAGTCCCGCGCGCCCAGGCTGTGCAATGTCGAGAGACGGCTGCGGCCAGTGCCCCACTCATCGGCATCGGCATCGTGGGGCAGAATGGTGTCCATGTAGGTGTAGGGCTTCTCACGTAGCACCTTAACGTAGTGCTCGGCACCTACGCCCGTGGCCTCGTAGAAGTCGATGACTCGCACCTCGCGCCCGATGAGCTGGACGAACCAGATGCTCGTCGCATCACCTATACCCAGATCCCAGGCCGTGACCACCGGATGCGCTGGGTCCCAGGGCACATTCCCGATCCGCCCTTCCCGCTCGGCCGCGGCCATCTGCTTGCCGTAGTACGCCCCGGCCAGCGCAGCCAGGAACGAGCATTCGTACTCCTGCTCGTATTCGTCCTCGCTCATCTCCCGGCGCGCGGCGTTCAGCACCGACTCGGACAGAATACCGGTCTCGCTTGCACGGTAGATCGCCGTGTACCAGTTGGGATTCTTACAGCCCTGGTCGTAACGGTCCCAGAAAGCATTGCGGCCCTTGGGGGTGCCAATGAAAATAGCCCAGCCGTCACGGTCTGAAAGACACGGTATCAGTATCTCGGTCCACACCCGGGGGCGCATCTGGGCGTATTCGTCGAGCACCACGCCGTCCAGATACACCCCGCGCAGAGCATCCGGATTGTCAGCCCCGTACAGCCGCACCCGCCTGCCACCAGGTAGATCGACGCGCAACTCCGCCTCGTTGACCTTACGGCCCGGGATCGGCTCCGTGTAGTGCTTCAGGTAGTCCCAGGCGACATCCTTGGCCTGCTTGTAGAGCGGCGCCATGTAGGCGAAGCGCGGGCGTTCCTTGGTGCACCCGATAGCGCGACGGATCAATTCGTTGATGCACAGGACCGTCTTGCCGAGACGGCGGTGCGAAACCAGAACCGAGCGATGTTTGAGATTGGCGTGTATCTGGGCCTGAACCGTCCGCGGCCGGTACGGGATCGTGATTAATTGTCCCATCGCACCGTGATCTCACCCTGGATATTGGCCTCGATCGTCTGGGCGGGCTTACCATAGCCGCGGTCCAGCGCGGAGTTAATGGCCTTCACCCGCACATTCTCATCTTTGCTCTTGGTGAGGCTTATCAGGGCCTTGACGAGTTCCGGACCATGTTTCCTGAATGCAGCCTTGATATCGGCCGTAACTTTGTTAGGCACCCCCTTCTTGCGACCACCTGTTCGAGGATCACCCTTTCCAGCCACGTCCAAATACCTCTACTTTGCCTCTTGACACTTAGGACCGTTGGCCCTATATTAATGATAGACACACTCATAGGAGTTAGAGAAATGACCTACCGCGCTTACCTCAATGATCCGCAAGTCCCACACATCCCCAAAATTCCCGTTTTCCCACGATCTCGGAAAACTGTCGTGTTCAAAACTATTCAGACTGCCTCACGCCGCCTCGAACAGACCACGCGCTCCCACAAACACGATACGCGCGGTCTCATCTATGATACAGACGGCAATCTCGTTCACACCATCGCACTGTAACAAACCATGACCATCTGCAAAAATTGCAAGTCCTGGTTCTGGTATGGCACTGGGCATCATTATAAAACGCCATACCGGATATGTAACCACCCAAGCAAGGGCGGCAAAGGGCGAGCCCCGCTAAAACACGAAACGAATACCTGCCAAAAGTTTAAACAACGTGAAACGCCGCCTGACTCAGAGTTGTTCACGGCGTTGAAAGCCCTCACAAACGATATCGACGCTGGATACGACCATAGAGATATTGACACTACCCAAGCCCGCACAGCCATCGCCAAGGCACGCGGAGCGTGACCCCCACCGAATTCCGCCACATCCGCCACGCCCTGGGCCTCAGTGCCGAGGGCTTGGCGCGTCTGCTCCAAGTGAGTTCGGGCCGTACCGTACGTCGCTGGGAGGCTGGCAACCGGAACATTCCCGGCCCTGTACGGGCGCTTATGCTACTGTTGAACAGTGGCATTATCACACCCACCAATCTGATAAATTAACGCTTGCGCCTCGATGGCCGCACCTTACCCACCGCCGCCACGGCTCGGGATGAGGCTTTGGCCGGTAGGCTGCGGCCAGGACGTACCTTACCTACGGCGGCACGGGCTTTTGCATTGGCCCAGCTCGGCAGTGTGGGACGGTAACGAGGCATCATGCGTGCCCCTTGTGGCTCGGCTTCACATCCGCCGGCCGCGTCATCTTCTTGTGCCGAAACGGCGTATTGGCGATCTTGGGCTTGACAGCCTTCTTCATGCCGTAGGCCCCAGCCATTTCCTTATGGCCCCTTGCGTAACCGTGCTTCATGGCAGTTCTCCAATAGAAAAACCGAACTGGGTTTTGCATACCAGTCCGGCTCCGCCTAGGCCATTGAGCCTGCATTCCATATTCACTCCTTTCGGGAAATTAAGGCAAACTCCGTAGTATGGGTGAAAGCGCTTCCGGGTGGAGACTGACTTGCACCTCGCCTTTGAACAGGCCAAGCCATACCTTCACTTCGTACCCGCTGTCAAGCTCTATGACGGCCTTCAAGCCCTCCAATATGCCCTCGGTTATCCTTACTCTTTGCCCTCGTCGATACCGCTTGCGCTGCTCGGTAGTTTCCTTCGGGGGCTTTTTGAGCATGCCCTTGTCGTCAGCCCGCAAACGCAATTCCTCGATGACGGGAACAGGAATTTCCAAGGGCTCGCCATTGCAATAAACGACGGTCGAAACCCCAATGGTGTTGTTGATGTCGTAGACCGTCTGGCCATTCCTCACCGCGGCGAAAACGTAACGGCAGAAATAGGGCCTCATAACCAGTTTCGTACGCCGGGCGTGCTTCACCACAGCTGGATAATGCAGATACAGCGTCTTGAAGCCCTGGAATTGCAACAGGCGGTTTACCAAGCCCTCTTTTTGTACCTGCGTATAAACTGCATACCAAATCACAATGCTGATCCCGCATCCTTAAGACAGCAGATTATGGTATCATACATGTCAACCATTCCTGCTGATGCTCGATTTCGCTTTCAGAACCTGTAGCTTGTCAAAACGCTTCCTTGACCTTTCCCGACAGACAATTAACTGCTTCTTGAGTTTCTTGATATCGCTGTCAGCCCAGCGGAGCCTTTGGGATTGATAGCTGCCCCCGCAATAATCAGTAACAAGATCAGTTGGGCTTGGCAGACTACGATCTAGATACTGAGCACAACCATCACCGCCGATAACGTCGATTTTTTCTGGCGCAACAAGGCAACGGCCCGTGACTTTTTCCCAATCAAGACACGCATCGGCACCGTGTAGTTTGCGACAAGCCTTCTGCCAACAGCGCAACGTTGGTTTATCGTTAAATTCCGTTGCCTCCCAATCCGTAGGCTCGTTGGGACGAAAATACACGCACCACGCGCAGACACCATTTTCACGATGCATTAATTGTCTCCTAGCATAGATTTTGTCAGTCAGCTTCTTCCAAGCTTAACCTCATTGCCTTTTCCTCCACAACACAACCCGTCCTGGTGGTCTACCATAGGACACTGGTTAATCTGTGATGGCGCTCTCTTGCGGCTCTACCTTGCAGGTGCAACTTACGGCTGCCAGTCGCTAATACCACGTAGGAGTAACCTGTTTCTCACCATGCCCTATGCAAAGCATGGATCAGACCGGGTTGTGTCTCGTCAGTCCGAGAGCCAAGTCCATTTTGCAGATCGGGAATGGACAACCGTGAGCACGACATCAAACTTGACAGCCTCACAAATATATGTGAGCATGCAGTTGCCCTTTGCGCGGCAACCGCTCTGCCAAGACCGGCACGGACTCGCGCTAGAGACGTGCCGGTTTTCATTTCACCACCTCAAGCTTCGGCCCTGCCAGATATGCCTTGGCGGCGCCTTCGTCCAGGTAATTTTCCCATATCCACTGATTCAAAAATGTGGTCGCCATGAGGCGGTAGAGAAAATCCGTGTCGGTATCGTCCATGGCCGACTGATAGCCTAGCCAGCCCGCGATAATCTCCCGTGGGTCTGCGCCGGCCTTGACGGCCTTGTCCCACTTTTCCTCTGCCTTGGGCCTGCTGCCAGGATTCAACCGGCCCCGACAGCCCTTGGCCAGTTGCCAGAATTCGTTGAAATTGGTCATTTGTCCCACTCGAATTTGGGCGCGGCGGCGAGCATGGCGCGGTATCTCACTATGCAATCCCATGCGCGGGCTTTTGGATCGCCCAGGCAAGTTATCTTGTCCATGGCAAGAAAAACCGCGTGAGGCAGATGCTCCGTTGTCTTGTCCGGCCATATCCGCCAGCCCTCTTCAGCGGCGGCTTCGAGGAAGGCCGGGATTACTTCATCAGTACGGGCAAGGGATTTGTGTTGAAAGCCAGCTTTTGCCCATTTGTCCGCCTTATCCCAGAGTGCCCATGCTTCTGGGTCAATCGCCCGCGCCACCTTTTCCCTTATGTCCATCACGCCGCCTCATCCTTCTTGGGGGGCTCGGCCAGGGCCAAGCTGGACAGGAGGATGAGCGCGTGGGCGACGAGGGCTTTCATGGAATCGCCATCATGATTTTCGCTGCGACTTCCGGGACAATGGCATTCCCGAAGGCGTGCAGTTTAGCCACTCGCTGGGGTATCCCATGAGCCAGCAAACAAATTCCGGGTTTAACGCGCCTCCCGTTTGAGTGCTCAGCGCCGTCCCACCCTGAGCGTAGAGATTCTTGCGATGCCCCGTATCGTCCGCACAGGGTGTCGTCCAAAGCGCCACCTCGTCTGGTAGGTCGTTGCTCCAGTTCGGGTCCAGATACCTCTTGGCTTGCGCCCCTCGCGGCGTTCCGTCTCGAGCCTGCGGCGTGCTCCACAGAGCCGCTTTCACGGCTGTTGATAGACCGTCCCCACTGGTCTTGCTTGCTCCTTTCCTGTTGTGTAGCCCACGCACACTGACTGTAGGCCACAACCCAGACCCGATCCCGCCTGTGCGGCGCATCGACGGCACAAGCTGGAAGTATAATCGGCGGGCATACTTCGTACCCTTGGCTTTCCAGGTCAGCACACACTCGGTCGATTGAAAGCCGGGGTGTTCCAGTAGGGTTCTCGTAAACGACGCGGCGCGCTCCGATTTCGGCAATAAGCCGAGCCATTTCCGGCCAGAGATAACGGTCATCCGATTCGCCGCGCATGGCTCCGGCAATGGAAGTAGGCTGACAGGGCGGGCCTCCGGTGAGCAGGGCATAGTCATCGGGCAGTCCGGCAAGCCTAGCGGCGAAAGCGAAGCCTCCGATTCCGGCGAACAGGTGGACCTGGCCGAATCCCTTAAGGTCATCGCCCGAGACCTCCCGGATATCCCGTTCGTCCACCTCGCCGGCGGGGATGTGGCTGGCTTCGATGAGGTTTCGCAGCCATTGGGCGCAGTACGGCTCGATCTCGTTGTAATAGGCCCATGTCACGCCGCCTTCCTCCGCCACGGCTTGACCCAGCACCTGGCATGATGCGCCTCGCAGTAGCTCGACCCGCGCTTGGCCTTATTGCCGCAGCGCGGCGCGTCGGCGTAGAACTTGAAGTCGACCCCCTTCTCGCCCTCGATCCAGGCGCAGAGCGCCCGGCGCGTCGGAGGCACGCTTGCCTCGCTCTCTGGCGCCGGCAGAGGCACGGCTGCGGCGCTTGCCCCGGTCGCCTGGGCGGCAATCTCCTTGCGCGGCGCCACTGCTGGGCCCCCGGTGCGGATCGGCGAGCCCCGGCCAGGCAGGCCGAGCCGGTGCGCCTTGCCCACCACGGAACCCTTGGTCACGCCCAGCTTGTCGCCGATCAGCCGGGCCGACATGCCGTCCAGCCAGAGCTCGCGCAGTTGCGCCTCGCGCGCCTCGGTCCAGGACAAGATCATGTCCTCAATCCCGCCAATCGCTCCGCTTCTCTCCGAATTCCATGGCTGATGCTGGTATGATCGCGCTTGAAATAAGCGGCAATGGATTGCTGCTTGGCATCGGGAATTCGATGATAAAGCCGGTAAAATGCTCTGTACCGTGCCGCTACAATTTCCGCTTGCTGCCTGCGTCCCATGATTGCCGCGAACGGAATCCCCGTTTCCGCCGCCACCTCGTCTATGATGCGCGCGAAGTCTTTCATGCCGCCCGTGTCCCGCCCATTGTCTCACTGTCCAGAAAATCGAGTCGTTGCGTGCTGGCCCTGAGAGGCATCAGGACACGTAGGAAGCCTTCCACCTCTTCAATCCGCTTGGCGGTGTAGACGAGCGCCCCTGCCAGCGTCAGGCGTGGGTGGAGGGCCTTCTGTGGCTTTGACAGCGTGCCGCCAGGTGCTTTCAGCTCGATACAGATGGTGCGGCCGCGGTAGACGACGAGAATATCTGGCCAGCCGGGCTTGTAGCCCATGGCCTTGAGATGTGCACCGCGTACCTTGCCGCCGCCGCCGGCCGGAATCGTCGTCCACACGGCATCATCGGGCAGGGCCAGGTCGAGGAATTGTGCGACTGCAATATGCAGGGACTCTTCGGGGTGGTTGCGACGGGTCATATCACCACCTCAAACCCGGACCACGTCAAACGCACTTAATTAACGTAAAGCGTAAAGCCCCAATCCGAATTGATCGGCGATGTCCATTGCGCTCACTAAACAAACTATTCCGGTTCCACTTCACATTGACCTGCCATCGTCTCGGGAGCGGGACATATAGGAAACTTGCATTTAGACCGTCAGCCGGGTAGATATCTTTCCACGTCTTCACGCCCTCACCTCCACGCGCCCATCCATGCGCTTCTGCCACCGCCTGTCGAAGCCGCGGCTTTGCATCTTTGCCCCACGCCTGCGGTGGGTCATGTTAATACAACGCTATCCCGTTCAATCATGCGGACCGCAGGGTGGTAATAACCGCCCGTAAGTTTATGCGGGCCACAATGAACAGAGCCGATCCCGTAACTTTCGCTTTCGTGCCCACAGAACGGACAGACCATGACCCGTGGTGTTCGTTTGTTCACATCTGGGTCAATAACCTCAATCACGTCCTCACCTCCACTGTCCCATCCATATACTTCCGTAGTCGTTTCTCGAAGCCACGTGAGGCCAGCTTAGAAAAACGTCGCTTCTTGACCCCGAGGTGATATTTTCGCTGCCGATCGGCCTTCCTCACCATGCGGATGTCCACCGCCGAAATTTTCTTGTGGCACCGCACCCGCACGGCACGTAAATTCTCCGGTGTATCGGCGCCGCCAAGGGCAAGCGCGGTGATGTGGTCAAATTGGTAGCCTTCACGCCGCGTGAGCTTGACGTTACAGCCGCAGGCGCAGTGCAATTTCTGCCGGCGGAGAATGCCGAGGTAGGTACAGCGGGGAAATTTGCGGCGGCGGGTCATGGCGATTGTTCCACCTGCTCCAGCCGTTCTTTCGCCGCTGCGACGATCTCCAAAACATGCGCCGGGCGCTGGTCAAGCAGCCAAACCTTACGCTTGCGCGAGTAATGGCACCGGATCGGGCCAAGAATTCGCTTGGCGCGGTCGAGGGTCATCGCAGCTTTACCGGAAGTGGTTTCACACGGGTTTCCCGAAAATTGCCCGTCACGTCCAAGATGAAGTCCCTCGTGGCCGGACCACTTCGCTTGTATGCCCGCTCGAAAAGCTTCATTGCTTTTTCCATAGGCACCTCGGGGTCGGCCAGCGCATCGAAGGCTTGCGCGTGCGTGACGTGGGTCATGCCATACCGATCTCTGTAAGGCGGATGATGACCTGCGTTTGCCGCCACTTCTTGCTTATTTTCGGGCCTTGCTTTACTCGCTCCCAAGCATGACGCGGTGCAATTTCGGCAGCACAGAGTTTCGCCAATTTCAAACTCGGAAAGCAGCCGATGATAAAACCTGTTGAAAGATGGTTTAGTACGAAGTTGTCAACAGACCACCTGACATAAGAACGGTGCTTGAAATTGTCGATCCCAAACGGCCCGTTGGTGTAGCCCTTCACATTGACTTTATGCCGGACACCATCTATATGGCAGTCCACTTGGAAGCAGCTCTTTGCCCATTTTTCTGCCAGTTTGGTCATACCAACTTCCACATCAAAACCGTGTACCCGAGTATGTCCTGCGGGCAGTCCCCGAACGCCCAGCCCTGCGCCAGCTTCACCAGCCAGCCAGAGGGGCCGTGGAGGGAGGCGTAGATGGTCATCACAGCATCGTCGCCTGTTTTGGAGGCTTGGGCGGCTCGACGAAGAAGTCCGGCTGATCGTAAGCCTTGCGGATGCGGGCGCGGGCGGCGGTCATGCTGCCTCGGCTAATGCCTTGGCGCGGGTAATCGGAACAGCAAACTCGCCAAATTCCGGGTCGTTGACGATGAAGCACTCGACCTCGAAAATCGCAGGATCATGGGTCGGGGTCGCGGCCCATTGGGCCTTTTTCTGGCCACCTTGCAGGTTGCCGCCGGGTCTGATTTGTAGGGTTTGCCGCTCTGCCTCGTAGGTGCGTCCATGCGCCCAAAATCCCGGGTAGTTGACTTGGATTTTCATGGCCGGTTTTTTCTATGTTGAATGCACAAAAGTCACAGTTCCGCCCCCCCCGAAAAAGCCGCCGACCCCTGGATGACGGGATGGCCAAAACCAGGGGCCGGCGCAAGTTCAGGGAGGTCCCGCCGCTGTGGCTGCGACGGGTCGTACAGCCCGGCGTCGGATTCCGGGCCGGCGCGCAAGGCGCGCTCACCGGCTGGGGGCCGGTGTTCTGTCATGAGATTTTGCCTCGTTGCGGGATGGGGTGGCACAGTGCCCGCAGGTCACGGCCCCCGGCGCGTTGCCCTTGCCGCAGGCCGGGCAGAGCCAGCCGGTGAGCGGTTTGCCGAACAATTTTTCCAGGTTCGCAATACCGGGCTGGTTTTGAGCCCGCGTGATCGTTGCCTTTATGTCTTTCGGTTTGGTGCCCATCTAGTTCCCCGTCTTCCACTCGTCCTGCCGGTATTGCTCTTCACCCCCCGCCAGCAGACCGGAGCCAATTTCCGGCGCTGGGCATGGGTAACCCCCTTCATCGCCGTAGGTGCGCGGCTCCTTGACGTGCCGCCGCCGTGCGGTGCGGGCGCGCTCGAAAAGCTGCCAGATTGCCGCACCGCCCAGCCAGGTCCCTACCGTGAGCACGCCCCAGAAGATGACGTTCGCGATGACACCCGCGAAGTCCTGAAGCGTCGAGGTGATCGTGCCGAGAATGGCGGTCATGCTACCCCCGTTTCGTCACCGCGAAAGTCTTGAGGAAGTTGGATACCTTTTTTGTTGGCCATCGCGGTAATGTGAGGTCGCCAGCGCCAAGGAACACCGTTGACCTTCCATTTGTACACGGCTTCACGATCAACAACTTTGCCGCTCCGCTCGCTCAATTGAGCGGCTACAACGGTTCCGTCCCCCAGACCCTCGATAAGACGCGCGTGTTCCTTCATGGCGGGAGCATTGTCAGAGAATAATTCTGAATTGTCAACCAGAATATTTTCCCTATATATATATCCGAGAAATTATCCGAATTAACGCTTGACATGTCCGATTTTAACTCGGATACTCCCCTCCGTTAACCACGGAGGCACGCATGTCCTGGATGCCCGGCCTACCAGAGCGGATAGCGGACAAGATCGTTCCGGAGCCCAATAGCGGGTGCTGGCTTTGGCCGGCTCCGCTGGTCCGCACCGGGACCCCGTGACATGGACACTCCCGACACCAGCCTGTCCGACGCGGCGATGCCGATTATCAACCCCTGGGTGATCGTTCACCAGCCGGGCGGTAAGGGCAGCAGCATCGAAACGATTTTGGCCGGACAGCCCGATAGCACCTACCGGAGTTTCGGTTTGGTGATCGCCGATATTATCCGGCACGTAGCCAATGCCTATGCCGTGGATGAAGCCGATGTTCTGGAATGGGTTCATCGCGAAATGGACAATCCCACGACGGATATCAAAAGGCTGCTGCAATCATGACCGCAACCGACACTCTCACCGCACAGCCGACGCCGGGGCCATGGCGGGTTGAACTTATGAAGCGCGCTTCTGGCTGGTTAATTCATGGGCCACAAGGTGAGTCGATTACAGACGGACCCATTTGGACAAAGCATTTTGCAGCAGAATCAAAGGCCAACGCATATTTTATCGCCGCCGCCCCCGCCACCGCCGCCGAACGCGACCGGCTCAGGGAAGTGAATGCGGAGTTGGTGAGGACGTTGGAAGCCCTGCTGCACGAAACCGAGTTGGCGGGCAATGCTAATGCTGACGATTACGGCTGGCCGACTGTAGTGCCCCAAGCCCGTGCCGCCCTCGCCACCGCGCGCGGAGAGAAGGTGGGCGAGCCATGACCTTAGGCGCGCGGCTACGAATTGCTCGTGAGAATGAGGGCTTGAGCCAGGGCCAAGTGGCGAAACTCTGTCGGCTCGACCCAAGCACAATCTCATTCTTTGAGTGTGGGAAACGAACTCCAGTAGCGCGCAACATCCTCAAGCTGGCCGAGGCGCTGAACGTCTCAACAGACGAATTGCTTGGTCGGCGCGATATCGCGATTCGGGTTGTACCGTGTCCAAACTGCGGTGGCACTGGAAGGGTACTAACATGAGCAAACTTGCCCACTTCTATTGGCAGCTCCTGCCCAAGCCCCCCGAGCCCACGCCATGACCGACCGCCCCGTCATAACCCAAATCCGCCAGCTCGCCGACACCCTGCGCGTCAGGGCCAGCCTGGAAAGCGCGAAGGCCGAGGAATACTGCACCCGTGAGTATCTGGATGAGTTTGCGCGCGACCTTGAGAAGCTGTGTGGCGATACTCTTACTCTTGCCCTGACGGCCCTGGATATTTTGGAGCGTGAGCGTGAAGAGGAATACGAGGCCAAGCGGTACGGCAACAGGCAGCGCAGGAGCGCGGAAGCGGAGAGTTTGAGGTGATAGTTGTGAAATGGAAGATCAATACCGGATATCCCGGTGCTAGCCATGAGGGTGAATGGGAAGTCGAGGACGATATCACCGACGATGAGTTGCACCAAATGATGGAAGAAACAGTGAACGACTACATCGATGCTTGGTGGAAGAAGTCGTCCCGATGAACACCCTCATAGCCGAACTAGAGGCCGCGACGGAGGGGAGTCGGGAGTTGGACGGGCGCATCCACGAAGCAATTGGGTGGGTGCGTCTGGACACTTACGATGAATGCTCACAATTCACACCAGGAGCACGGTGGGTTGGCGGAGCAGAATACTATGAATCCATGATTCGATATTATTTCCCGCCCGACCTTCGCCAGCAATGGGAAGAAATGTACCGAGATGAAACAGGAGAAGACCCACCTAAATGGAATGAGGAAAAAGCCAAAGATTGGTGGATGTCAGACCCTCATGATGAGCAATACCCATCAGATTACACCAACTCCCTCGACGCCGCGCTGACCTTGATGCCGGACACAGCTATAAATTTCCACTTATTCAGTTTTATAGGCCACGGTGTTGCCGAGTTCGGCAAGACGGCATGGGGGTTCGGGTTTGCCGACACTGCACAATTGATGGGTGCGCGCGCTGCCAAAGAAGACATTGAGCGCATGAAACACGCAGTGGGATGGGGCGAGTTTGTGGGGCCGCCGGTAATAAAAATGGAAAAAGCCATAGCAGGCCACTTCATAGAGTTTAATTGTCAGTGTGCCGCCACCCCCGCCCTCGCCCTTTGCATAGCCGCCCTCCGCGCCTGTCGTCAGGCAATGGAGAAGGTGACATGACCCGCGCCGCCGCCACCGCCCGTTACTGGCTTGCCGCGAGTCTCGCGATGGAGGCCCATCGCAGCCGGCGCCGGAACTGCCTGGCCCTGCAAACGCTCGACGACATATGCAACTTCCCGCCCAGCGAGCGCCTTGCCTGTGCCGCCGGAGGAACACTGGTCACGTTGGGGGAAGAAACGGGAGAACGCCGTGAAAATTGACGCCAGGAGTTCAGAAGGGAACGCCTTTGCAATCATGGGATACGTGCAGCAGGTATTCCGGGATACAGATCAAATGGACAAATGGCCGGAAGCCGAGAGACGCATGAAGTCCGGCAATTATGACAATCTGTGTGACGTGGCCGAAGAGGTAACGGACGGCTCCATAACGATTGTCAACCGACATGGCGAGGTGCGGGAGAAGATGGAGGGAAGGGAATGACACACGAGCCGAAATTACGTCAGCAACTCGCGCATCATCAATACCTCCGCGAACAACTGGCTGTTCAGTTTCCCGACGCCGACGAAGAAACCCTGTGTGATACCCTGGAGGGCATGACGAATTTGACCGACATGCTGGCAGAGTTGATTCGCTCGTCGCTCGATGACCAGGCCATGGTGATGACACTCAAGCAACGCATGGCCGATATGGGCGAACGCCGTACACGCTTTGAAACCCGGAGCCAGAAAAAGCGCGATCTGGCCTGCTCGGTTATGGAGCGCGCCGACATCCAGAAAATAGCCGAGGCCGACTTGACCGTGAGCCTGCGAGCCAGCCCGCCCGGTTTGATGGTAACGGACGAGAAGGCTATTCCGGCAGACTACTGGATAGCACAGGAACCGAAACTGGACCGTAGCGGACTTCGCAAAATGTTGCAGAACGGAACAGATGTCCCCGGCGTGACCCTTGGAAACACACCCCTGACCATAAGCGTCAGGACGAAATGAGGAGAAGATGATGAGCCTTAATTTATCGACTGGCGGAGAGTTCTCGCCCTTTCTCAAATACAACGCCAAGGCCGGTCGTTGGTTTGTCCGTGGCGATAATGGAACCGACGTTGAGATTTCCACCCCCCGGTTTGCCATTGATCTTGAGAACATCAGGACTGGGTGGATACTTTTCCCGCCGGCTTCACCCCCGTTATTCGTGTGGGACATAAACGGCACGAGAGCGCCGAAACCGGAAGGCGCTTACAAAGACGGCTTCAAGGTTTTTATCATGGGGACCGAAATCCAACCGGCGCTCGCGAATCAAAATCTTGGTGTCCGTGAATGGACTTCCAATGCCTATGCGGCCAAGGCCGGTCTGATGACCCTCCATCAACAATATGAAGAGGGCAAGGGGCAGAATCCGAACAAGGTGCCTGTCGTCCGTTGCATCAATGTCAAGATCATCAAGGGCGATTACGGAGACAGCTTCGAGCCGGTCTTTACCATAGAAACCTGGGTTGAGCGGGGCCGAGTGCCACAGCTTACCGCAGCGGTAACCGCCGACTTACAACAGCCGGTACAGCCTGGCAACAACCAGCCTGCCGGTCCCGGTGAGAAAGCAGCGGCCGTGGCCGTAAGGGCCGAGGCGGGCATGACGCCACAGCCGATGGAAACTAGTGAAGATGATCTGAACGATCCAGTGCCCTTTTGAGCTAGGTGGTGAGTGATGAAAAAAATTATTAATTGTGGCCCAGGTAAGGATGGGATCACGCCGTCATTGGCTTGTCGCTTTCCCCCCAACCAGAGAGAAGCAATCCAAATATATGCCGCCACGGTCGATATTAGTGAGGCTGAGGCTGTCCGTCAGCTTATACAGCTGGCATTGGATGAGTTACGTTCTGAGCCATGACCATCCCTTCTGTCCACTGTGAGGCCCGCCTGAAGGGCATTGCCAAGCGCCATGACAAAGGTGGCGACTGGGCACAGATCACGCTTCAGGTCCAGCCGGAGGACCTCCCAAACGAGCTTTGGCAGGCACCGTTAGGCACGATCTTCATGGTGGCCTTCGCGCGCGTGGGCGACAACGGACGGCCTGTTGAGCAGGAGACCAAGAAAGCCACGCTAAAGCGCCCTGGCCAGCCATTTTCCAAAATGCCTCGGTCGCAACAGGCGGGCATTTTATGTAAGGATATTATTTTTCAGAAATGGGTCAGAAAAGAAGGTCAACCATTTAGATATTCCGAAAGTCCTGATGGCGCTCGCTCATTTGTGCTGAATGAATGCCATATCCGTTCCCGACGTGAACTCAACGCATCGGATAGTGCCGCAGAGAAATGGGACAACTTGGTAAGGCAGTTCATGAACGTAACGGGCCGGGCACCGGAGGCGAGAGGGTAAGCATGAAGATAGGTGACAAACTCTGGTCGTTCGACGGCAACAGACGGCACTATGCGGGCAAGGGTTTAAGCGCGCGCATCATCTATCGTGAGCACTTCTATCCTGTCGAGATCATTGGTGAGACGAGTCGTTCGTGGGTTATCGGGTGCGAGGGGTCAAAAAATGAAATTTTTAAGGTGCCAAAATCAGACCCGTCCCGCGAAAAACACGGGGAATTTTCTATGCGCCCCATGCTCTTTACAGAGCAAGCGGTTAACGACGAATGCTGGTGTCAAGAAAACCGGCACAAGATCGTTCGTAAGATTGAGCAAGAGAATGACACCACAATTCTCCGCCGTGTAGCTGAGATAATTGGCTTTGAAGCATGACCCTTCCGGCGACGGCGCTGCGGGCAGATACCATCCCAGGGTGTCTTGGGATGAAGCCCTATCGTGAAATGGGCTTGGCGCGGCGCCGTCACCCGAACGGTGCATGTCCGGGTCATGCCCGACTAGGGGAATGCGCCCCGACAGCGAGCCTATACGGCAGAGCTGATGACAGAGTAGGACGCACGAGCCGGTCTAATGACCTACTGTCACGTATCGAGCAGGGGTGGGAAGCCCCGCACAGAATCCCCGGTGCATCCGGGGGCGGGCCGCCGCGGCACAGCGTTGGCGCATAAACGAGGGTATGAGCTATGGGTCAGGATCAAATAGACCACGATCAAATAGACCGGGATCAAGCGGAGCAACATGCAAGGCGCATCGCAGACGCGGTGGCCATTAATCGAAATCTCGCACGGCTCCAAGCAGCCGAGCATATCGTTGCGGAGCAGGCAAAGGACGAGGCGCTGTGGTGCGTCTGCGACCGAATTTCGGAAGCGCACCTTCAACAAGAACTTCGGCGCTTGCATGAAGCAATTGAGGGCAAGACCGGCAATCAGTGTGCCCGCGAAGCCCTGGCGCAATAACCAGCTTATGTGCGCCAAGCCCGGCCAGCAGCCCGCAGCTTTAGGAGAGTGAGAGGATGGACAATTTGAAGCCCTGCCCTTTCTGTGGCGATGAGCCAATTGCAGACATATGGCACGGGGGAGGCCCCGAGAAAACAATGGTTTCTTGCATATCAGATGCGTGTCATGTCGCGCCTTGCGTGACAGGAGAGACCTTATCCGAGGCCGTTGAGCGTTGGAACACGCGAGCAACCCCATGACCCCCCCTCGCCAAGGCTCCGGTGGACAGGCCGCCCCCGACCCCGGCGCGATTGATTTGGAACTGTACAGGCAACGGCTACGAGCGCGTTATCCTGACGAGGACAACCCTATCGAGGACAATGACGATGATGTTGGTGACCTCATCGCCGCCGTCGAGGCCCTGCGCGCCCAACTTGGCGAGCAGGATGGTCCTTGTTATTATTGCGGCCAACCAACGAATAGTTGGGCGGGAAATCCAAGCAAATGGCCACTAATGTTCTGCCATAAAGAAGAGCCAGGAGTTTCAAAACATCACCACGTTGGCTGCATGACGAAGAAGCTGGCTAGCGCCGAAGCCGCCGAGGCCAGGGTGGCGGAGATGGAGGGGGCACTGGGAAGACTTTTGGAATTTGCGGATAGAACCGGCCAAGGTTGTGCAAAGCAAGTTGAAGACGCCCGCGCCACCCTGGCCTCACGCCCACCCAGGAGGAGACTTAAGCAATGAGCAACTATCTTGAGCATTTGGATCGCGAATGGGCCGCCATGGGATGGCCTACGAGCGGCGACGATGACCCGCAAGTCTGGATATACAACCACCTCAAGAAGCTTCTTGAAGCCTTCGACGGTGAGGGACATTCGGGCACGAGCGCGCCCTACACGGTAAGCCTGTTCGAGAAGCTGGCGCTGTTCAAGCCCCTTGGCCCCCTGACTGGTGAGGATAACGAGTGGATGGAAGTCATCGGAGGCACATTTCAGAACCGCCGATGCTCCCACGTCTTCAAGGAGAATGGCGAAGCCTATGACATTGAGGGCAAGATGTTTGAGGAGCCTGACGGCTCGCGCTTCACCAGCCGGGATAGTCGCGTGCCGGTAATTTTCCCCTACACACCGACAACGGAAATCGTGAAAGTGGTCGCCCCCGCCCAGGAGGAGGCAGCCAAGCCGTGAGCGCGCCGTGCCGCCCCAGAGGCGTGCATAAACGAGCAGAGTTGAGCCATGAAAGACCTTGTGCAGATTATCAAAGATAATCCGGGCTGTGTAGCAATCATCGATAACGACAGTTGGACGCTACATCGCAAACATCCATACGGGCCAGATTCACCTGACGAGGACACTGTGCCATACGAGGAAGTGGCAGCATGGCACGAAGCTAATCAGCTTGCGAGCGATGGTGAGATAGCCCCACTCGGGGAGGGCGACGGCTTGGGACCTTGCTACGGAGGCGACGTGCTTGAAGCGCTGGCCCAAATCGTCGGCATGACAGTGGAACCTGTGTAGCATAAACGAGGGATTGAGCCATGAGCCTTGAATGTAGCGAGTGCGAACGAGACCTGCGAGGCGGGCACGCCGAGGACTGCTCACACCATCCTAAAAAGGCGCCTATGACTGATCGGGAGCGTGAGAACTTTGATAACTCCTATAGCCGGATGTGGACAGAGATTTTCCGAGCGCGCGAGGCCAGAGACAAGGCGGTGAAGTTCGAGGACGCATCCCGCGATTTGATGATTGCCATACGGCACGATCTTGGGAACGACACTATGGTTTCGGCCCGGACACACGAAGCTCTAAAGCGCGCCGAAGCCGAGTCCGATTAGGAGCCCTACCGCCCCCGCGCCTCGGCTATCTATGTGCGCCAAGCGCGGTCGCCGCCAAGACGCACGGCGCGTTCCAGCGCAGCCACATAACGGCTCACGCCATGGCGTGAGAGCGGGGTGGGTGGCCACCACTTTACAGGTTTGAGAAGAGTCGCCTTTACGGGGTGGACGAGGCTAAATGACAGCGGATGGCGCGGCGCCCAATCGCCCCTCATGACGAAGCGCTTGATCGGGCAGCCTATTGCATTCGCCGCCTCCCGGTTCACGGACTTGGGCGCGCCGAACGTCACCAGCCCAGCGAGTTTGTAGCCGCGTTCGGCCAAGACCCTGTCGCCATACCACCAACTTGCGAATTGGGTTACCACGGCACCGCCCAAGGAATGGCCGGTTACGAAGACCGGCAGATCGTCCGCCACGTCCTCGACGAGTTCCCGCGCGGAATGGCGCACCATGTTGAGATGGCGCTCGTACCCGGAATGGACCCGTCCCTTGCCCGCCCAACGGACCAGCGCGCCCACGTTTGAAAAGATATCCCGCACATGGAAATTCGTTGCCTCGGTCCCACGAAAAACCAGCCCGGCCCACTTCCTATTGGAAACCAACATCCCCTCGGTATCGTTGCGGTCGAATTTCGCTATCAACTGGAAGCCGGTGGCGCGGAGACGTGTCTCGATATCCGGCCAGGACCCGTAGACGAGCTCCGAGAGCCGGGCCAGTTCGAGTGCGGGCGTCGGGGTCATTGCCCCTCCAGGAACCGCTGGAGCCCCTGTAGGGTGATCGGGTCCTCCCCGTTGCCCCCACAGAGCAGATCGACGCCGCGCCTGTCAGTCGGGCTCTCCAGCCGATTGTAGGCCCCAACAGTCATCCCGCAGGCCGATTGGATCAGCACTTGGGCCGTGGTGTCGTTGGCGGCCTTGACCTTCTTTATGGCGTTATTATACTTGACGTACCCACTTCCGATCCCATATATAATGGGTACGCGAAAGGGGTTGGTCATGCACTCAATGTTATTCATCGCCACTATTCCCGCCGAAAAGCACGACTGGGCCGAATTCTTAGAGCATGCAGACCGAGAGTTAGCCCAAGCCCAAAATATCGGGCGGCTTGCCGAAAATGTGTGGCTCTTGAACATGCGGAAATCTGTTGAGCCGTTTGGCCGACTTGTCTATTTGGCCGAACGCGCGGGAATTTCCTATGGTCTCTTGCCATTTGAACACGAGCCCGAATGGCTTCCGGCCGACTTCGATCCCAATACCATTCTGGCCCATAGGCGGGGCGATAGAGGTTAGTCATGTCCATACTTTCATCAGTCCATTTCCATAACGAAGGAGCGGCCTACGAGTTTGTCGAGGCCCGCGTTTGGCCCAACGGGCGTGTATGCCCTCACTGCGGCGTTGTTGACGAAAGCGGCAAGCTCAAGGGCAAGAGCACCCGCATAGGCACCTACAAGTGCTACGCCTGCCGGAAGCCATTTACCGTCAAGGTCGGGACCATCTTCGAGGCGAGCCACGTCAAGCTGCATATCTGGCTTCAGGCGATGTTTCTTCTTTGCTCCAGCAAGAAGGGCATCAGCTCGAACCAATTGCACCGGACCTTGGGCGTTACTCTCAAGACCGCTTGGTTCATGGGTCATCGCATCAGAGAAGCAATGCGTGATGGTGATCTCTCGCCGTTTGGCAGTGACGGCGGCGCTGTCGAGGTCGATGAGACCTTCATCGGCCATGACAAAACCATCAAGCCAAAGGGCCAGAAGAAAGGCCGGGGCTACCACCACAAGCACAAGGTTCTGTCGTTGGTCGAGCGCGGGGGCAAGGTTCGCAGCATGGTTATCAATGATCTCAAAGCTGATACCGTCGCGCCCCTGGTTCGCGAGAATATGTCTCACGAGGCGCGCCTGATGACCGACGAAGCCCCTTACTACACCAAGGTCGGGCGCGAATTCGCGGGGCATGGCGTTGTTCACCATGCCCGTGGTGAGTATGGACGCGGCCCAATCCACACCAACACCATCGAAGGCTATTTCAGCATCTTCAAGCGTGGCATGAAGGGCATCTATCAGCATTGCAGCAAGGATCATCTGCACCGATATCTTGCAGAGTATGATTTCAGGTATAGCAACCGCTCGGCCCTTGGCGTCGAGGATGAAGATCGCACTGAGCGCGCCCTTCGTGGTATCGTGGGCCGGCGCCTGACCTATCGAACGACTAACCGGCAAGTAAGCCAGCATGGCTAAACCGAAACGCAAACCAGACGACAAAACGCAGTCCGAACGCTTCAAGGAAAAAGCCCGCGAGATCGAAGCGGACGAAACCGGCGAAGTGTTTGAGGAAGCGTTCAAGAAGATTGTTCCGTCAAAACTTCCGGCTTCGGCAAAATCACCATCATCGGTTCCAAAGCCTCATAAAAAGGACCGATGCGCGGATCGTTCATAAGTTTCTTCTTGATGATGAATGTGCATACGTCTGCGATTTGCAGCGCCTTTGACTCTGGCTTCCCCGCGAAGTGGACACCTTCACGTATCCGTTCGAATGGAAAGTAAGTCAGCAATGGTGCGGTTTCCCTGACCCATTTCGGATCACGATAAAGTTGGTGAGCCTTTCTGGTTAGCGCGCGGATAGCGTCGTTGTCCTCACCAATCAAAAGCGTGATTTCATTACTCGCTGCTTTGCGCATAAACTCTTCTATCGACTCGCAAAACCGCGCGTAGGTATCTGAATAAAGCTGTAATTCGATTTGTCTCGCAGTGAACTTTCCCGGGTCAAAGAAACGCCAAGCATGTTTCCGATCTTGATACCCGAACGGTACGGGTATTCCGAATTTTTCGGGGATAGCGGCTAAATCAGCGAGGATTTCAAGTCTCTTTTCTAGCGACCATTTATCGCGCTTGAAATATCGTCCGCCGCTCCATAATTCCATTGCGTGAAAGATAAAGTCGTCCCAATCCCCTTTCGGGATATGTTTTTGAACGAGTGCGTCGATATACTCCTCAACGGGAATCAACTGCTCGTCGGCATGAACGATAACACCACCAATCACAATGAACGGCTCTTGCTGGGCGTTAAACAATCCAGCATCGTCAAAATAGGTAAGGCGCATCAACCGTTGTCCTCTTAAGGGCACGCCCGCGATGCTTTTTACATTCCGACTTGCGGGGGGCTTCATCTTACACCCCCGTCCCTGGGTACGGGAAGTATAATATCGCCTTCTTTATGCCCAGGTCGATCACGGCGGCCTGTTGGACGGTACAGGCCCCGAGCAGCAGAAACAGGAGGACGCCGGGGAAAAAGTTGAGCATATCGTTCTCCTTCGTGTTAGGATCCGGGTGCTGCGGCGGCGTGGAAAGCAGACACGCGTGGCCTGAAGTTGGGACTATTCGAGATGGGATTGCCGCCCACAGGGTTGCCAGTGGTGGAAACCGAGAGGCCACAGCCCAACGAAGCCGGAGTAGCGCCCGGCCCGCAGCACGCCAGGATATGACCCGGATACCCCTAGTGGTCGCAATGCCGGGTATGGCCGTGGGAGTCGTGACGCGAAAGACCCGCCAAGGGCTGCGGTGACAGCACAAAGGTCAAGAGACAGTTGCAAATGTCGCAGCCGGTGGGATCCCGGCAGTTCTCCTTCACTCGTAAGTCCAAAGCCGCCTCCGCAAATCGTCGAGATGCAAATAGCGCCCCCTATAAGGGCCGTGTTGTAATGGGCCGAACCCCAGCATGTCTGCGGCCAAAGCTGCGCTTATCAGTGTCACAACCGCCGGGCTGGCGACCTTGATGTCCGCCGCGCGGCCTGTCGTGTGAGGGCCACTGCTCCCGGTCTTTTTCTTGCTCACCAGCACGTTGTATTCCGGGCAGCGATACCCCGAATTCACCACCATGGGCCGCCCGAACAGGTTCCTTGTCCGCTGTAGCTTGTCCATAAATTGCGGGTCCATCTTGGCAAGCCCGCCGCAGGAGCACAGGCCCTTGGCAAAACCCTTGCAGGCGAATTCTCGCTCGGAGAAGTTGGCATAGTCGGACCAGTCGATCATTTCCGCCGCGCCTTTTCCGCCAACAGTTCGTCGATCTTTTGCTGCACCTCCAAAAGCTGCTTTTCCCAAGCCGCTTGGCTTACCCTGTCCCCAGCGTTCTTCGTTTGCTCGACCAGGAACTTCAGCTTGATGAATTCCGTCCTCCAGCGATCAAGGGTGTTCTCGGCAGCCATTGCGAAAGTGTGCCGGGGCGCCCACGGCACATAGTCTTTAAGCACGGCCACCGCACCCCCGAAGGCGACAATTGTCGTGGCCATCAAGGCGATACGCAGCCAGCCGTTGCGTTTAGAACGTGTTTTCTCAGCCATCAATCCCTCTTGTGCAAAACGTAGTGCGCGCCAAAACTTTCCTTGTCGTCAGCAGGCGCAATCGTCCAGCCCAGCAATGCAAGGTGATTGCGTAAACGGGAAATGGTCACCGTGATCACATTCTCCGGTACAGCCGGCGGATTTGACGTGCCCCCATAAACCCACTCCACGAGGTCATTGACCGATTTCGGGCCGGTAAGCAGGGCACTCATGATGCTTGCTGATATCGGCCCGAGTGAGCGGGTGCCGCGATCGGTGATGACGTTGCTCTCGACAAGCCGCAGGCCAGAAATCTCCAGCGGGTGCCCGCAGACCGGGCAGTCCGTCACGCCCCCGTTCCCTGGGGCCGTGCCGGTTTAACCTGGCGCCAGCCTTCGCCGGCGGCGACCAGGCAGCTAATGCCCTGGGGCGTGGTTATGATGATGGTCCAGGTCCGGCCATCGTCCGTAGTCAGCACCTCGACCAACGCGCCCTGATTCGTTATCCCGGCAGCGACAGGAACCTCCTGATACCGTCCCGCTAAGTTTTCCAATGCCGTGCCGCGCAAAGCACAGGCGCGTTGCACCGGAGGCGGCGATGCCCTTACGACTGGCTGAATGACCGGCTCGGTGGCGGCGCAGGCGGCGAGACCGAGCATGAAAAAGGCCGCCAACGGGCGGCTCAGGGGAAAGGGGTGCGCATGGGGGTCTCCTTACAGTTCAGCGCTCGCTGTCCAGTGAAAGGCTTTCAATTCGTCAGCCGCACCGCTTGTGGCAAAAGCAGCATGGCACCCGCTATCGCCAATATCCTCCAGCGTAATATCGAAATCCGCTCCACTCGTAAGGTCACGGTATTTGCCACTTGCTCCCGTGCTGCTATAGCCGGTCATGGTAGGTGCGGCACGCTTTACAGTTCTGAAAGAAATACTCAAACTGCCATTCGCCACGGGATCGGTAAACCGAATGGCCCCAGCCTCAGTTGAGGTGCCGACAGCAACTCCCTGGTTATAAGACTGCTCCCAGAACCGCTGGCAAAGGATCAGTTCCTCTCCATGCAAGCGCCGCTGGAATGCAGTGGCGTTCGGACCGAACTCAAGCTGAATATCGGTGATGTAGATGAAATCCCCGATCGTGGTGGTTACGTCATCAATCCAGATGAACACGGCTATGTTGGTCGCGCTTGCCGTGTCGATCGAAATGTTCTCGATCTTGAAGGTCTGGAACGATGCCGTGAGAGCGGCTAGGCTGGCGGGTGTATTCTCATAGGTCCAGTTGGTCACTAGCGTTGGATTGGTTCCCGCCGCTTCCCAGGCGCTTACCGGGTCCGAAGTCACGGCGTCGGCAGTGGAATCCCACGCGATCACCGCCGCGCGCAGATTGGCAATGGATGTGCCGGTGCGCCGTGCCTTGAAGGAGAGGCTGCACACGCCACCGATCAAGGCCTCTGCGTCCTTGGCCTCGATAATTTGTAGAATGCCGAACTTCTTGTTGGCCGTCTCCACATCCAGCTTGATCGCCGCATAGGAGCCGGTCGGGACGGTCGTTGTCTCCTGGCTTACATCGGCTGCATCGTTGCCGTCCGAGAGAAGCACCCAATGATCGAGCAGAACGGTATCATCGTTGTTGGCCGGCGTCGTCGCGCTGGTAAAGCTGGTCCCGCGCTGGGTAATCCGGAAATCGCCGTTGATGAGAACATTGGTAACCGTCGTGGTCTTGGTGGCAACCGGGGTCAAAAGCTGGAAATTCGTGCCATCGTATTTCCACATATGCCAAGCGCCGGACTCCAAATCTCCGTCTGCCAAGTCGAGGTCGTGATTCTTCTTGATGGTCTTGGCGCCTAAGGCACTGGCACCCGATTGCCCACCCGTAATATTGAGAGTCGCCGATCCGGTATTGGTGAAATTAACTTTTGCGGTAAAGGTATCCCCATCGGCATAGGCCGATATGGTACGGTTTACCGTGAGCGCATAGGCGTTAGCCGAGCCGGTGGTGTCCAGAGTGGAACGGAACGTATCATCGGCCCAATTATCCACCCCGCCCCTGACCGGATCGGCAGACCAAATCTGTACGTCGGCCGAGTCCGAAAGCGTGACCTTGTAGTCCTGATCCTTCAGGAAGATGGCACCAAAGCGGCCAGCGGAATCCGCTACTACGGGGTTGGCGTTTGCCGAAGTCAGTGCATCGTCGCTGTAAGTGTCCAAATTGGACGACGTGCCGCTTTCGAAGAATTCCAGCTTTGCGCCAGCCTCAACGCCGCCGGAACTGTCCTGCACCTCGACGCGAGGCAGGTGAAAAAGATTGGCCATGGATTTTCCTTATTGACTGTCAGCCGTCACGCTACCGGGAGAACGTGCCCGCAGATTCGGATGAACTTTGCTGCGCTTTTTGTACTCGCGTAAATCCTCAGTCAGACCTTTAATCTGCTCACGGTGCTGTTTCACAATATCCTTACGCTCGCCCGTATCAAGCCTGCGGTTGCGAAGTCCCCGCCTCATGGCGCGGTGCTGTTCCTTAATCTCGAAGACCTTGCGGCGAATGTTGCGGCCCCGGCTGGCCTCCGGATCGACCGGGTAGATATTAATGCCCACTCCTCGTCCCGCAGCCTGCTCGAGCGAGAGCGGCGGATCGCCGTAGTAATTTGGGGTGCCGGTCAAGCTGCGCTGCATGTGACCGGCTACACCCTGGTCGGTCAGAAATGACGGGCCACCCATGCGCCAGGCATACATCATCAGCTTGTAAAGCTGCTCGCGCGGCGGGTCCGTGTCCTTAACGATCTCGCGGCCCGTCCAGGGGTCAACTCCTGTCAACATTGCGGCGCCGATTTGTGGCACCGGCCCGCCAAGCACGCCGAGCTCCGAGAAGAAGTCATTCACAGAGCCTTCGTAGTCCCCGGTCGCGAGCTCCATGGTGTTCCGTGCCACGCGCTCATGCAGTCCCCACGGAAGAAAATAGCCGTAGTTCGTGAATGCCCAGCGACCGGACTCGTCCCGGTAGGGGAAGATGTAGACGTGACCCTGGTCCTGCATCCACCGCGGCAGGGCCTTGCGCAGCTTGTCCACGTCTTCCGGGGTCACATCGTTGAGGCTCGCCACCAGCATGTCGCCCAGGACGTAGGGCAGGATGAAATACTTGGCCATCTTGCCCGGATGCCTGATGGCCCCTTTCATGACCGCTGGGAAAGCCTTGAAATAGAAGGTGATGAAGGGTGCCCCTATGGGCCGCGTGCGAAGCGAGCGCACGAGGTTGGGGACAAGCGAATAGTCGAACAAGGTCTCCTGGGCGGCTGCTACCGCGTCCCGCTCCGTCATGCCTTCGCGCTCCATGGCGTCGATGATCTTGACCACCTTCCCCCAAGTCTCGGAGAACTGGTAGAGATCGCCCGGTTTGTTGGCGAGACGCGCAAGGGGTTCGCCCATCTTGGCCAGCTTGCCGGTGACGCCGCCCTTCTCGCCGCGCACCCGTAGGAGATCGGGCCGGATGCGGTACAATTCCTCCGCCGTGAAGGTCGAGGCCGGGACACCGTGCTTGACCGCGATGCGGTAGTATTTGCCGTTCTTCCTGATCTGGTGGAAGGCACGGGTGTACAAGATCGGCAGGCGCTGGAAGGGCACGCCCGAAATGTCCAGCAGCACGCCATTGGAGACCATGTTGCGCACTTGGGTCGGCGGGTTGAAAGGCACCTTCATCATCTTCCAGAAGGCATTGAACTTGGCCAGTTTGTCGAAGGTCTTGTCGTAAGCGCCTTTCTCACCCACCCACATGCCCGAGGCACCCACGATATCATCGTGGATCTCCTTGCGCACCACCAGGCCCCGCAGATCGCCATAGCGCGGGTTGTCGGGCATCTGGCGGAAGTCCTTGGGCACGCCCTTGACGGCGCCAAGCGCGCTGTCGGCGATGGCATCCATGCCGTCCGCGATTTCCTTGGCGCGGGCGCGCTGCTCTACATTAGGCATGGTCCCTGCGCGGCGCCGGAGCAACCCGGCCTCGGATTTCAGCCAGTAGGGCGTGACCTTGCGAGGGCGTTTCATGCCCGGCGCGGTCCATTCAACAATGCTCTCGGGCAGCACCCACTCGGGATTCTGGGAGAGATCACGCAGGAAGTCGATCATCGCCAGGTCGCGCGCCGGCAAGGACATGGCCTTGGTGACCAGGAAGCCCACGTCCTTGACTTCGCCGAGGTAGAGATCACGGTATTCCTCAGGCAGATCGGTGCGCTTCTTGAGATAGCCCTGGTCGCTCACCTTGAGGCCGGCACCGAAGCCCGAACGCTCCATCAAGTGCTTGAGGTAGACCCGCGGCAGATAGGCGTCCGCATGACGGTCGTAGGCTTCCTGGGACAGCAGGCCACGGCGCACAAGCTCCCGGCCCACCTTCTTGATGCTGGACTTGGCCGCCACGGTGGCTCCGCGCACACTGGGCGGCAGGCTCTTGGGATCGGCACCTTCGGTCGTCAGATAGTCGAGAGCCGCACGCTGGGCCTCCACGGGGGCTTTACGGAGGACATCGTTGAGGCGCCCGGCCATGCGGTTGGTGCGATAGATGGTCCCCTGCGTCTCGCCACGCTTGCCCAGGTACTCCGCGCGCTCCGGTAGGCGCCCCATGGTCGGGTCCTTGAAGGGGTAGCCCTTCAGATAGCGTGCGAAGGGGCTGTACTGGCCCTCGGCCAGCCAGTCGATGATCTGATCTGCGTTGCGCTGCCATTGCTTTTGCAGGGCCGGGAGTGGGCCGGGAAAGGTAAATAGCTCCGTTTGCCCCCGCCCGGCCACGTCGAACAGCCCCTCGTCGGCGGGCTTCTGCACCGCTGTGCCCCTAATGCGCTTGTCGGCCTGGACCTCGACGAATTCCTTGCCGCTCGTGCGCTCGGCACCGGGGAGGACGATCTGGGGGCCTTGGGGAGTGGCCTCTGTGGTGGGCTGGCGCCTTTCCTCTGCGGCAAATTCCTTGGCCAGTGCCCTAGCATCCGGGAAATTATCGAAGCGGTTTTGGCTGGCCCAGGCGCCGGAACGCATACTGCCGACAGAAAATGACCCGTTCGGGTTGACGCGGATTTGAAAATCCCCGTGTTCCTCGACAAGTCTGCCAATGCGAGGAACCCCGGGCGCCGGTTCGACCGGCGGCGTTAGATCTGGGAGTTTGCCTTCTCCCGCAGCCGCAGCGCCCGCTCTTGCAGGTTCCTGGACGAGTTGTTCGGGGGCCGCACCACGCACCGCCTGCTCATAACTGATCGTATTCGCAAGTGCCTCGGTGTCAAGCTGCTCGATACTTTCCTGCGGGATACCGAGACGGTCGGCGTAGTCCTCCAATTCGGCACGGTCGATCTCAGCCTCGGCCTTGCCGCGCACCTCCACGACATCGCCCACGTCCCGCTCGGAGTACACCGTCTGCCCGCGCAGGTCCCGGTCGAGGGCTTGGTACAGGTCGTCGATGGTCGAGTCCGGCTTGAGGTAGCCCGCTTCCGCGGCAGCCTCGCGGGCATAGTCCGGTGACAGACCATCGCCGCGCACGAGCCGGTTGCGGAACGGCTTGTCACGGTGCCAACGGTGCGCGTCCATGGCCTTGAGCTCGCCGGTCTGATCCTGCACGCCGCCCATCTTGGAAACGAATTCGGCCAGCGTCAGAGGCTTGCGGCGGATGCGCTGCTTCGGGATCGGCTTGCCGCCGAAGCCTTCGGCCTCGCGCACCGTGACTGGCTCATCGAGTACTGCCGTGCTAGGCTGTGCCCGTGGGGCCGCTTCCTGAGAAACCCCTTCTGGACGCAGTTCTGGACTTGGCGCGGGACCCGGTGGTGTGGCTCGCACTGGTTCCGATACTGGTGCCGGTTCTGTGGGCGGCTGCACGCGCTCTGTCAGCTCTAGGATATCTTCTGGCGTGGCTGTGCGCGGTGCTATGGTGGGTTCTTGCCGTGGGACCCTTGCCGCGCGGCGGCGCAAATCCCGCAGACTCACCTGACCACGCCCGCCCATCAGCCCCAGGGTCCCGAGCGTTACCGCCCCCGCCGTAACGTCTGAAACGTCCCCGCCCTCGACCGCCGCCTGGGTGCCGCCGATGGTGGCTAGCGCGCCGACTCTTTCAGGGCGCTTGAGGGGTCCTGCGGCCTCGAAGACCTTGCCCATGAGCGCGCCCTTGGCTGCCGCCAGGGGCACTTCCTCCGGCTTGTCGGCGGCCCGCAGGGCTTCAACGGCGGCAAAGCCCTTCGAAGCAGTGCCGAACAACCGCGTGCCCGAGACGAGTTCCGCAATCATCTCCGGGGCCGCACCAAGGCCCTGATAGATTTTGGCGAGTACGTTGTCGTCCATGTACGGAAGGGCGTCCCCGTACATTTTCTGGGCGAGGCCACGCAATTGCTCTACCTCGTCGCGAAAGAGGCGCTTCCCTTCCCTATCCGTCGCGCCGAGCCGACCGATGACTTCAAGAGCGTTGGCACCCAAATCGTAGAGACCGCCGCCCGATTGCAGATAGCCGCCGTAGAGGTTCCGCACCGGGGCCTTGATAGCCTGTTCGTAAAAGGTCTCTGCCGCCGAAGGTTCCTCCGCCAGCCCCTTGGTGCGCGCCTTGAGACTTTCCAGTGTGGTAGGGACCAGATCGGCACGCGCGCGCAATTCTTTGAGCGTAGTCACGCTAATATCCCAACGCCTTCAGTCGCGCATTGAGCCGGTCCTTTTCGTCCTGCGTCAATTCCTTATTGCCGTAGATCATGGCCATCACTCCATCAATGCCCATGCTCTCGATGGATCCTTCGCCTATTGGAAGTTTCACGCCTTCCAAAGACGGCTTACGGCCCGGAACGGGCAGCGTTTCTCCCGGCCCAAGACCGCCCTGAAGCGGCGTGACGGAGGCCAGCGGCGGCGTGGCTGCTTTGGCCGGGCTTATGGCGCCTAGACCAGCGCCCCCCTCAACCGGCCCTGCTTCCGGTTGGCCAAAATTCTCACCATGCACGTAGGTCGTAATCTCATCGGCGATCTTGCGTGCCTGGGGCTCATCCATGGTGAAGTCGCGGCGGTTAGACGTGTAGATTTTCGTCCAGGTCTCTTGCGGAGTATCGTTGACCGAGGACTTGGCCCACCGCATGGCCGCAGCCATGGTCACATCCTTACCCTCGGCTTTGAGGGCTTCCCGGTAGGCCTTGGCAATCTTGACCAGAGACGGAGTCTCTCCACCCTTGCGTGTCGCCAGAGCGATACGAATTTTCTGCGCCTCGGCCTCCTCCGAGAGAACATCCGTCTGATCCAGTGCCTCTTTGAGCTTTCCCGCCTTGGCAAGCGTCGAGTGGACCCACTCCATGTCGAGGGTCTGCGGCACGTTGTCCATCGGCATCCCGGCCTGCTGGGCTTGCTGTACGGCCATGGCATAAGCCTGCTGCTGTTCCAGCGGGCTTCTCGCGTTCACCACGGGCATGAGCAAGTTGGCGATCATCTCGCCTTGCCGTTTGGCTTCATCGCGTTTCGCCTTCGGGATTTTCAACAACTCGCCCAGCATACTGGGATCGAGCCCAAGAGCTTCCTGGGCTCCCGGCCCAAGGCCCGCTTCGGCGCCGACTCCCGGCATGATCTCGCTCAACTGACCTTGCCGCTGTACCTCGCCTTGCGCCGACTGCATCTGGAATTCACGCAGCTTGTTCAGAGTGCGCGCACCCTTCAACTGTTCGGCCCGTTGCAACGCTCCTTGGATGTCCGGCCCCTGGACCTGTAGTGCGGGGAAACTGCTGAATTGCGGCATCAGAAAACCCTCCCCCAATCGATACCCGCGAGTGCGCCGGCCGCATCATTGATCCCTGTCTGCCAAGCATTGGCGGCCCCCACAGTGCCGCTTGCCTGCGCCTCAGCGCCGGTCAGGATGCTTTGCCCCAGTGCGTTACTGGACTGCCCAACCTGTCCCGCCGCCACCGAGCCGATCTGACCACTTTGGAAGGCAGACGTTTGCCCAATCCCAGCAAGAGACGCCAGCCTGTTCGCATAGTTTCCAAATTCCGACGTTGCCAACCCCTGCCCGTAACGCTCCAGTTCACGCATCATCCCGCCGGACATGAGCATGCCCTTGGAAGCCGCCGAACGGTCAAGCGCGCGTATGCCCTCGTCGTAGCGAAACTCATAGCCGGGCGACTTGAAGAAGCTCGAATAATCAGGTGCGGTGCCGTCCTGCATGCCAGTGGATATCTGCCCCTCGATCTGGGCAATCTCCGCGTCGATGCCCTCGATGGTGTCAGGAAATTCAGGCATCACACACCTCCAATGCCGCCGGGCTCACTGGTCGTCTCACGATCTGCTCGGGACGAATCGTCTCTATCTCGGTCTCTATCAAAGGCTCCCGATTCTCGGTTCGATTCCCTGATCTGCTCTGTAGTCAGCGCAGGAGACGGCGCGTTCAGCCGGGCTTGCGTCAAAGCCAAGTTCCGTTCCCGCGCCTCGTCGCCGCTGCCATTGCCTATGCTGGACAGGGCAGTACCCACGCCTGCCGCCCCAACCGCCGCTTGCTGAACAGGCGAGGCCGTGCCGTTAACTCCACTCATGAGCCGTGCCTTCTCCGCGCGAAGTTCATTCAAGCGGCCCTGCAACTGCACGACGCTTTGGCCGCCGGGAATGAAGAGATCATTGAGGGTGCGCAGCGCCGCCCCACCGGAGGCACGGTAAGGTGCCAGATCGGCGCGGCCGACATTGAAAACCTCCTTCGAGAAGCCGATAGCCTCACGCCCCAACTCTGCGGCAACTCGCGCTGCTTCGACCTGCGTGCCCGCGGCGGACTCGGCGGCAGAGGCAGCCTGGGAAGCACCAAAAAGAGAGAGAGCCCCGCCGATAATGGGGCCGATCACGGAAGCTACCATTATGTCAACCTCTTGCAGAAAATACGTTCCTTGGCACCGTAGCCCTTGCGCTCGTAAAGATTCGCCATGACTTCAGGCCTCAACGACTCCATCGCGCCCATCTCCATGGTCAGACACCCCTTGCGTTTGGCCCAATCTTCCATGCCCCGCCGAAGCAATGTCCCCAATTCGCCGCCGCGGTGTGCAGGCTCGACCCACCAGAACAACTCCTGTGCGCTCAGGTGCTCGGAATTGAACCAGCAAGGGTAGGCCAGCGCGGCGGCCATCGCGACCGCCCCCATGGGACCATCGCCGACCAGGACCACCGCCTGATCGCTGGCCATGAAGTCAGTGACCACCTTGACGAAACAGCGTGGGTTATAGTGGAACCATCTGTCGAGTCCGGACACTGCGAAAAATGCCGGCCCCATGGTTTCAATACGCGACAAATCCTCCAGCGTAGCGGGACGTATCACCGCTTGTCACTTGGCACTCGGCTGGTCGCCTGCGGCGGTAGCAGCCGCATGATCGCCCATGCGAGACTTCGGACATCGTTGATGTTGACGCTCGCAACGCCGGCCACTCCGCTGTCCGGTGGGATACCGCCTAACCACGCACCCACATCAACCCGACCCGAAGGAATAATATGGTAAAATTCGGTCGTAACGGCTGCCGGCAACGCAGGAGTGAACGTCAAAGTGTCCGAAGCTGCATCAAAGGCGGTGATGAGCCGGAACAGTCTCTCGTTTGATCCATCCCCGCCCGAACCAAAGACGATGGTACCTGAGACAAAAGAACCATCACCAGTGGTAAAGGCAGCGTCCACCATCGTAGTAGTAGTACCGCTATCAGCCGTGCCATTTCTCAGACCCGACGCTGCCCACCGTCCTAATTGATTTGCAGCGATAGTATCATTATCAATTGCTTCTATATTGATATCGGGAATACCAGCGGTAGTTGCTTGAACCGCTGTGTCGAGCCACGCAAGTACATTTGTGTCTATTTTATTGGCCACCGTAAAAGTGAGACTATCGGTCTTAGCCTTAATGGCATCGAGAAGTAGGTCGAGCCGCCCGCCGTTGATCCAATCGGTAAGAGCACCCATTCGTGCAGCAGTTACCTCGTTGGTTGCAGCTAGTTTAGTATCAAGATCGAGGCCCCCTGCGTCACTGATCGGCAATCCACCGGCGCCGTCAGCAACAACAGCAGGTAATGCCGTCCCGGCCAACCCACGAGTTGCGCTAAATGCGTCGTCAATCATCAGCGCGTTAAGACCTGCCACACGGAATCCGATCTCTGGTCCGGCAAAGGGAAGAGTGCTATCCGTTTCGCCCGTGATCCAACCAAATCCCTCGGTATCGTTGTTGGCATCGCCACCCGACGCTGGTATCTCAATCGAATACATGCCTTGGTTGGCCCCCTCTTCCAACCAGTCGTGATCGTCACCTGTAGTCGGCGTGATAGCGGTCGTCGTCATTACGCCCGCCGTGGTACAGAAATTCCACGCAACAGCCATGCCTGATTCGTTGTAAGCAATCGCATCTTCGATGGTGACAAAATCCGTCTTGTCAACAAGGGGCATTTTCGATACCGGAACCTGGACTGCCGTGTCTACATCCATCCAGATGGTCATCTACCTATGCCTGCGCTGCATAATAGTAATAAGGATTACCCTCACCCACAGACCCTGCAATCGCGCCCATGTTTGGCGGGCTGGCATAAGAGTCACCGTTCACGTCGGTCGAGACCCCAAGCCCGGTCGCGCCCGCCCCGACTGCCGCCGAGGCAACTTTCAGGCGATAGTCATCGTTTGCCGCGTCAACGAATTTGGGGTCGGCATCCACGGTGTTCTGGCCCAGGCTCTCAGCAGTCGTGTAGGTGCCGTCGTTGATCTCGGTTCTCGAATAGTTCGTGCCGTCGATTGTAACGACGCTCGTTCCCGACGAATTCCGCCATAGGTTGTTTTGATCTACGGCACCCGTGACCACAGCAGAATGCTGATAAGCCTGGTTGGCGATGGTCAGCACGCAGATGGTGTTGCGAACATCGACATTATCCGCGTCCGCGTTTAGCAGACGAACACCCTCATCGCTCACATCCAGGTAGATCGTGCAGTGGTAGATTTTCACCGAGGTGTAGGAGCCGCCTGGCTCAATCCGTATGCCCTCCTTGAGAGAGCCGGTATAGTTCCGGGAGGCGTTGCCGTTCTTCGCGATGAGATTTGCAAATATTTCCCAGGTCGAACCCACGTCCCCTTGTACCCACACCCCCACACTGCCGTTGCCGGTTACCTTGTTGCGAAAGAATTTCAGTCCACCCACGGTGCCGTTCTTATGGGTCTGCACCCCACGAATGTGATTGTCTACGATATCGTTGTCCTGAACGAGCGAGCCCGCGAACGTGCAGGTCTTCAGGTCAACCCCATCCTCATGATTGTCGTGGAGATTGCAATTTTGGCAAGTATATTTGGCGCTCACGCTGGACTGGACTTGGAACCCGTCCTCAGCATTGTCATCACACTCAATCAACTCGCAAAGATTGTCGTCGCCGGTAGACGCGAAGTTTACCCCATGCCCAATGTTATTCGCGTTCGCATCGCCGCTCGTAAACAATTTGCCGTTGCTGAACGACCTACCGTTTTTAACCGTGCAATTCGAGCATGAGTTAGTGAACTTAATGCCGTCAAAGTTGGCAAAGGAACTGGAAAGGCCGTCGAAAATGCAGTTATCGGAAGTGCCGCTGAACTGTGCATTGATGGAATTCGCGTACTTCGGGGCCAGGGTCTCACAGGTGACGTAGTTTTTGCTCGAAACATTGATGCACTGGCTTCGCCGGGAAACTTCGACGAGGGCGTAAAGCGAGTCGGGATCAGAGGTGGCGTAGATGTACAGCTTGTTATCGGAATCATCCCAATAGAAATCCCCTGAACCGATGGCACCGAAAGACGCTACACTGCCGTAGTCGCTGGCGTTCTGGCCGGTTCCCTGGTTCATCTTTGAACCATCTAGGTAGACGTTCCTGGCCTCCCACGACACTGCCGCTTCCCACACGTTGCCGGAAGTGTTCGTCCATCCCGTGACCACATCAGCACCGTTGATGATCGGCAGAGCACTCGAGCCATAAGCCGTGAACGTGATCGGACTGCCGCTAGACCCGGACGAAGGCGGAGTCAAGGTCTCACGCCATTCCTCGCCACGCTTGAAGGCGATGCTATCGCCAGCCGAAAAGCTCGCGGCATTGACCTTGCTTATGGTTTGCCAAGCAGTTCCTTCACTGGTCCCAGCCGCAGCATCGCTGCCACCAGTCGCATCAACAAAATAGTCAGTCATGGGGTCTGGTGCTCATTATCAATGAGTCGAGACGACGAGTAATTCCAACGGCTATAGTGCGAGCCTCAGACTCAGAAATTACGATCCCAGTCACACGGGCATCAGAAAAATAATCAACAAGCTCATCCACGACCGCCCAAAACACCTGCTCCTCCATAAAACGAGCACTAGCCATAACTGATATCTTACAGCTGCCAGCAATTTTATTACCAAAAATTAGTCCATGAGAATCATTCATTATCGGACCTGTTTCTCTCCAACGCCTGACGAAGCTGGCGCAACTGTTCAGCAATAGCAAGTAACACAAAGATCACGATCACCAGTTCGAATAATATTCCGATTAGCAAGATTGTTTCATTCATCATTGACCTCATAAACAGAGCCCTTCAAACGGGCCTCCTTGTCTCTCTTAGAAGGTATCACACACTCCCTGCTATTGCACCCATGTTCGGAGGTGATCCGTAAGGGTCGCCGTTGACATCGGTCGTAACTCCGAGCCCGGTGCTGGAGAATCCGCACGGCTCGTCAACGGCGTCTTGGTCAAAGAACATGACTGACTCCTACTGCCATCAATGATCCGCAGCCTGGGCATCCAGGTGCGCGGCCACGAAAGACCGCTTCACCGGATCGGCTACCGTCAAGCGATATATTCGCTGCCGGGCCTGGCCCATTCGCAACCAGCGCAGCCGTTGCAAGTAGGCACCGATCTTGCCCATGGAGCGGGCAGGCTTGCGTTCCGACCAGGAATGCCCGCCATCATCGGAGTAATCGAGCCACACCTGAGGATCGCTGCCCTGTCCCGACGTCAGTCCCGTTCCTGTTTCAATATCCAACTCGAAACGGCGGTGGAATATGCGCTTGCGATCCTTGTAGACCGGCGGCCCCGTGGCCTGGCCCTGCATGGTGACGCCATATTCCTGGTAGGTATCGAGGTCCAACTCCCCGATCTTGCCGTCCTGAAAATCTCCCACCAGATGCTTGCCGTAAGCGTTGACGTAGACACTCGCCCGCCAGCGTCCCAGCCCGAAGCTCTCGCGCTCATGCCACAAGCCCGTCGTGATATCGTAAACCCAGGTGGTCTTTTCGGTCGGGAAGGTCAGCACGTAGAACTTGTGCCCGGCCATGGTGTAGATGAAGGCACAGGCATCCTCAATCACCGCATAGTCCCTGAAAGCCTCTTCGACCCCATGCTGCGATATCCGTTGGGGAACATAACCATCCACACGGTAGACGATCCGGTCCTCGGCTAGCCAGAAGATCGCATTGTCATCCTCGGCTACGGAAAAGGCCGCGGCACAGCCGCGCTCAATGAACCCGCCCTCGAAACGTGTAAACGGGAAATCCGAGGCACCAGAGTTGTACCAGACCTCGATTGTCTCGGCACCAAATTGCCACAACTCACGCCGGTTGCTTATGATTGAAATTGTGTTATCCGGATCACCCTCGGCGGTGGCGATATCGGTTGCCGTGTAGAGCGTACCATCGTTCAGGTTGGATAAGAACCACTGCCCCGTCCCGGCACGGTTGAAAATGAAATACTGGTCCTGGAAGTCCACTACGTCGGCAGGGAAAAAGTCGTCGTCCGTGATCTCCACCAAGCCACCTGTCGTCGTATAAATCCAGCCGTTCGTTCCGTCCACGATGGCAAGCTGCAGCGTGGTCGCCGCGTTATGTGACATGGAGACCTTGCCGAAGCAGTCGGGCGTTTGGCCGGTCCCGTCACCGCCGGGCATCTGAAAAGCGCCCGCCATGGTGAGGTTGTTCTGATCGACCTGTACGTCACCCGAGGTCGTGATAACCACGGCCAAGCCGTTGGGACCCGAGCCCGTGCCGGGTAGTGCCCTTATTACAATCCAGTCGCCGTTGGGACCGGTAACGAAGCCGAAATATCGCTGCACAGGCAACCAATATTCATAAATTGTATCGTTGGTCCGCCCCACCATGAACATCTTGCAAACCGTAAGCAGGCCGAGATCACGATACATTCCACTAAACGTAATTCCCTGTGGAAAGCTGTCCTCAGTGTTGACCGCGATTTGAAGACCATCGTAGGAAGCAGTGCTTAAATCCCAAGCAGTGCTAAGAGTGTATTGCTTCACATTATTATTGCCCAAGATATACATCTTGGTGCCATTATCTGTAAAAGTAACATCAACCGGCGTTGCTCCCTCATCGGTCGTATTAAAGGATACATTGTCGTAGGAAGCCGTGCTCAAGTCCCATGCCGTTGAAAGACTGTATTGATATACCGGGTCACCAACAGTGTCGGACCCAACTATGTACATCTTCGTGCCATCGTCCTTGAAGGCTATGCCGTTGGGCGAAGTTTCTTCTGTGGAAACATCAAGAGTGACACTATCGTAAGAACCAGTGCTTAAGTCCCAGGCGGTAGAAAGTGAGTATTGAAAGACAGCATCAGCATCGCTATCGAGAATGAACAACTTCGTGCCGTCACTGCTGAAAGCCAGCCCCGTAGGACTATCACCTTGAGCACTAACGTCCAATTCAACATTATCGTAAGACGCCGTGCTTAGAGCAAATGGGGTGCCTAGCGTATATTGATAAACAGCATCGTCTGGCGTCCCACCGAACACGCCAGTAATGTACATCTTGGTGCCATCCGGCTTGAAAACAATATTAGTGGGAACAGTAGTTTGGCCGGAAACGTCAAGAGAAATGCTGGAATAGGTGGGCTGAAAAATACAGTGGTCGTTAATCATCGTTATAACCGCATCGGCCGTGGCCGCATTGCTGGTTATCCAATTAACAGAACCACCAAGAACCTCTGTCCCACCAACCGTGATCGAGGTGATCTGGTTCGTGCCAGCCGATTCCGTGCCGTTCGTGATCTGGAAAGTCGCGGACGCCTCGCCGGATACCCCCGGCTCTCCGGCCCCACCCTTCTGAATGCTGCCTAAAGCAGTTGCCCTCCCCGTCGAGTCGATACTGTAGAGCACACAGGCAGAAACAGCATAGAGCACGCCATCCATGACTTCGGCGCCGCGGATCGGGCCGTCACCAACAGGATTGGCCCATTCCTTGATACCCGGCGTGCCATAGACGACCACGGGGTCCTTGGCATCTTTGGGCGCGGCTTCAGCGTACAGATTGACGACACGTTGCGCTGAGAGCGGAAGAGCACGGGCCTGATAGCTCTGGACAGCGAACTGGACCTGCATTATCCTAAGACATTCCTATCAAGAGGTTGTGGCATGATGAACTTGGCTTGCAGCAACGACGGTAAGCGTTTGTTGATCCTCGATGACTCAGAAACGCTCTGGGAAGCCACACTGGACAGCGGCAAGCAATGGACAAACCAGAATTGGGCCGATCCTTCTACAGTTCGGCTCGTCAGTCGCCCCAACTGTGAATCAAGTTAGGCGCAAAATACACGCTCTCCGGCTCCTGATCCCATTGGGTCATCTCGTTGAGCATCGTCGTTCCGCCCTGCATAATCATCTGCGCCGAGACTTGTCCGGCCGCGCCATAGGAAGGCAGCAACCGCTTGGCCAGGTTCCACACGATGGTGTCTAGCCATTCAGTGGGCAGATCGGCATTGTTCCCGCTCGCATCGAAGTCCTGGAGGGGCAGCAAGCAGGATAGACGGATCGTGCGGTCTACCGTATTGGGAACCGGCCAGAGATAAATCGTGCCACGGGCGTTCCTGTGCTCGGGGTGATAGTAAACGATGTTGGTTTCGCCCTCGTTCGTCTTGTTCGGAAGGCGCTGATATTCCTCATGGCTGTTCAGGATGATCGGCGTGTCCTGGTCGCTGTTTTCGTCGCGCCTGCGCACATCCACAATCCGCAGGGGCCGCGCCAAGTCGTTGGTGTAAGCATAGAGTTTGTTATCTTCCGCGGCTGCCCCCGTGAGTGCGTCGTCAACCGTGATCTGAGTAGAGGAATCCACCGATGCAATCGTAGTCCACTGCATGGTGTCATCGTCGAGCACGATCCCGCACTTGTCGGCTGCCGTCATGTCGGTGGAACTCGTGACCGAGAGTATCGTCTGCCCGCTTGCCTCGTCACCACTGAGCGTCGTGCGGACGATCTCGTTGTCCTCAGCTGCGTTCTGGCTCGATGACGGCCCCAGCTCGTAGGAAGCCCTTGAGGGCACTACAAATAGCGTGGCTTCTCTCCGCGACCAAAGATGAGTGCCTTGGCCCTGCCAGTGCTTGACCATGCGCTCCAATTGGCGGATACCGTATTGAAGCGCCTCCGCATTAGGCGTCTCGCCTTCCTCAACCGCACCCAACAGGACAAGCGAATCAGTGACGATTTCGTTGCGGGTCTGGTTGAAGTCCGTTGATCCGGAAAGGGTAGGCATTATTTACGTATCCTCCTCTTGAGGATGCATTTCTTGACAAGCGCACGGCCTACACAGCACCGACTGAGAAAATATTGTTTCATATAGTTCATCACACTCCCAACACCGATGTAATTCCTTGTCCAGGCGTGGAAGCCCCCCTGGGTTCGGCTCAACAATTTCACTATTTGTCATAGGTCACCCGCCACTACTTCATTGTCGGTCAGAAACTTATCCGGCGGCTCTGGGTTCGCGTCCGGCACGTCCTGGCGGTCCTGCACCGAACGGATCAGGTCTTGCGGGTGACGTTCTTCCCAGGACTGAATACGAACCGTCTGGCCCGTCCATTCCTTCCTGGCTTGCGTGCTCTTGATCTTGAATCCTGTGCGCCGGCAATAAATATTGTACGCGCCAGGAAGCCAGTAATCAGCCTTGCCCATGACTATGACTTCCGCAACCAGAAAACTATCGAGCCCGCTTCGCCGGTGCCCATACCAGAGGTGTCAATATCAATATCACCAGTCTTGCCCGTACCCGCATTGTTAGGCAAGCCCCCCTCAGCAAAGAAGTTGTAATTGACCCATTCGTCGCCCGGGATCGATAGGGCGTCCACATTGGTATTCGCGTCCCATTCGAGCATCAGACTAAAGCCGTTCAGATGCGCCTGAATTTTCATGATCTTGAGATCGGTAAAGGAACCACTGTAATCCGAGGCATCGATCAGAAGTGTGTCGGTCACATCCGAACCATTGTCGCCGATCAGTATGGTTTTGACGACAAGGTTACGCTCGCCGTCCACAATGGTCTGCTTCGTGATGAAGATGGTCATTATGGTAACTCCGCGTAGGTCAGGGTGCCGGCAACAGCCGTGCCGCCCGATAGTTCAAGGTTCAACAGAGTGTTGACCGCCGTCTTGAACCAGCCAATTTCCGAGAACGGCAGCGTGAAACCTGAATTGGTCGTGAGGTTCATCACGCCGGTCAGTGCCGTCCCGCCCGCACCGTCCTCAAAGCGAATATTCACTGCCCCCGCCGCGATCAGCACGCATCCGAGCACAAGTATCTTGTTGCTTGCAACTGCGACAATGATCGTATTATCACCCGCAGAGTTCACATCAACAGGGACATACTTGGGCGTCAACACGGCAGGCAGGAGATAATCGGGGAGACGGGGCATCAACCTACTCCGAGCAGGGGGAGATATTTACCGGCTCCGGCACCGCGAACCGGAATGCCACTATAGAGCCCCCAGAGATGTGCCCTATCGGTAGCCCCAATCGTACCGTCTGCAAATGGTAAGATGTGATCGAATGGATCGCACCAATTGAATGCGGACAGTAAATTGGCATCGCTCGCGTCTAGTTCGTTCTGGACAAAATGCGGTATTAAAACCATTACATCTGCATCTGCATCGTTATCGAGGCTTCCAAAGTGGCGGCATCGACGCCGGAAACCGGGCGGATACAGAGCGCAATCACGTCCTGAGTTCCATCGATCTGGGAACCGAGGGATAGCGTGTTCGTGATGTCGAATAAGTGGTCGAGCGCAGCGCCGCCGCCACTGCCACTGGTGGCATACCCGCCGGCTATGATAAGCCCGGTCGAGCCAATCGTTACCTTGTTGGCCGTGATACCAACTGCCCGCTGGAAACCGCTGTTGTCCTCGTCCGAGAAACTAAGTGCAGTGCTGGCCACCGTGGGATTATGGATCAGCAGCCATTCCAGCTTCTCGCTTGCTGTCTCAATCAGGAACCCAACATCTTTGACCCTCGTCCGGCCGCCGATGTGAGTCGCCTTTCGTCTGAGGGCCAGAACGCAATGGATCGAGTTCTCCGCATCGGTAGTGTAGGCCGCACCCTCGGTCGAATGATAGCTGATCAACCCGGTGTCGTTGGTCCCACCCTCGGACATGACGGCGGCACAAATGCAGCGCATCGAGCACACGCCCGACGACGTGGTTGTTACGATCCTATACCTGACCGGCAGATTGGGCGTCGAGGTCCACGGGATCGCGATGGTGTTAGCGGCCAGAAATTCATGAGCGTATTGGATCACCCCGGCGATTTCGAAGCCGACCCGTACCCGTCCGGCCGAAAGCCACTGAAAATCGACTACCAGGATGACATCCTTCGTCCAGTCCATCGTTATTCCGGATGGATTGGCCGCATCGGCATCGCCATCGAAATTATCTTGATCCCAGCTTGCTTGGGCCACCTTGTTTTCGACCGTCGAACCGCTGTCGTGTGTTCTCAATATCAAATTAATCGTACCGGCATCGCTCTGAAGCAATACTCCATTGGTTGCTGTGTTGTAGCCCATCTCCCGGACGCAGCCGGTCTTGGTGCCCGAGACCAGTTCGAGAACGCCAGTCATGTTTACGAACTGCGATTTGCCAGGCTGGTACGGAAAGTGCTGATAGGTTTGGCGAATCCGCTCGCCAGCCGTGGTGTCGGTCGAGGTGAAATCGGTATAGGGCTTGTCCAGCGTCGGCGCGCTGAGCGCCATGGTCCCGCTCACGAGGCTATTCTGCCAGAACAGGGCCTGCTGGT